TGTTGCTTCTCTTGGCTCAAGATATTACATGATTAATGATTCTTCTGGTATTGCTGATTATAAATTAACACAAACTACTGCATCTTCTGGAGCAGAGCAATCATTTAATAAATCTGGTTTATCTAATGATGACTACATACTTGGTTGGATTTCACCAAATCCAAATGAACCAAGCACATTAATTAAAGGAGTATATAGTTGGAATATTTATGCTAAAAAAACAAGTGGAACAAAGGAGTTAAGGTTATATTGGAAATTAATAGAGAGACTATCAAATGGAACAGAAATTGTAATAGGAACATCTGTTAATAGTAATGAGGTGTTAAATTATTATGAAGGAGATTCTGATTCTCACTGGGAAATCCCAACTAATTTGGAAGTATTATCAAGTCAATTTGTAAATTTAGATGGTGATACTATGACTGGAGCATTAAATGTTTCATCTATTAATCCAGATAATTATGGTAATTTATTAATTGATTCAGGAACCTTTTTTATTGATTCTTCAAATAATAGGATTGGTATAGGAACAATAAATCCAAATCTTGGGAAAGTTCAAATAAATGGAAGTGTAAATGGAATTAGTTTATATGCAGAGCATAATATTTCAGCAGAAGATTATCTATATCATTCTCCTTTCCCTGATGAAAGCTACACAGATGAACAAGCACTTTTAGATTTAATTAAAATTAAGTCTGATGGAAAGGGGAAATTAAATCACTCTACAATTCCTTTTAATGCAAGAGTGAATATGATTAAGCCAATTTATAAAGATAAAGTAATTCAATATGAAGATTCTGAGGAAATTTGCGAAGAAGTTCCATACAATATCACAGAAGACAATCAAACAATAACAGAGTATAAGTCAGTATGTCATATTGAAACAAGGGTTAAGAATAAAACAATTCAAGAGAAAATAGGAGAAATAGAAGAGCCACAGACATCAGTAGGAATGATGCTTGGAAATATAATCAAATCAATTAGAAGAATATTTGAATGGAATACTCAACAAGACGAGAAACTAACCCAATTAGAAAACGAAGTAACAATTTTAAGAGCAGAAAATCAATTAATTAAACAAGAGCTTTGCAATAAGGATAATACATATTCCTTTTGCATACAGGAGATAGAGATATTAAAATGAATTTAGATAAGACAAAAGTTGGATTAATAGGATTAATTACTCTCTTAGGAGTTCTTGGGGGAAACATATATCTTAGTCAAGACCAATTAGATAACGCCTATTATTGTACTGCAACAGAGGAAATAGGAATATTCTATGGTGGCATAAGTTCAACTGGTTTAACAGCCTACCCTTATGAGGAAAATCGTTCAGGTTATGTTAGGTGCCAAAAAGCTGGAATAAAAGGAGTATGGATACCACTACAAGAATATGCTAAAGAAAATAACATTGAGATATTTAAAATAATTAATAATGATACAAAAACATATATAGAAAACGCAACAAAAATCGTTACAATAGAATATCCTAATGGTAAAATCTATGAATGTTATTTCCATAACGAATACGATAATAATACAATTAAATCAACTTCTGAATGCGTGTTAATAACATAAGATGGTAACTGAAAATTATAATGGTTCTGATTGTACTGGAAATAGTGGAGATAAAAATAGGGTTTTGACATTGAATAATACTAGTGAGACAAGTTCATCTGGTTTTTTTGTGTATGTTTCTGGTTTATTACTTATAATTGATTCTGATTATACTGTCACTCACAATGAAACTGGAACAAAGGTAACCTTCCTCAATCCAATATGGGATGATATGCCAATAGTAGTTGTTTATGAAACAACAACTGCGTCTGGTACGGGCTCTAGTGTTAATCAGAACATTGTAGATAGGGCTATATCCAAATATGGGGAAAGTGCTACACTTATAGTTGCGAGTCAAACAACATATTCTGACTATGGTGATTTTTCTCAGACAACATCAAGTTCTACAATAACAGTGGTTCATAATGACATTCAGGGAGATGAAGAGTTCAATAAGGATGGGAGATATAGACCTGGAGATAAAGTGTTTTTCGCTAAATCAGATGTTTCTGGATTGGCTGTCTCAAATAGAATAAAATTCAACGGAGCAACATATGAAATTAAAGATGTTATAACACACCATATTCAAGGAAAAGATATGGTTCATGAAGTAAGATGTGGAAGAATATAATAATGTTTATAAACTTATAAACTTATATAAAGTAGTCAAGAGACAATATCTCAGGAGAGAATCATGGCAGGAGCTGTAACAAAAAGCGAATTAGATAGTAGTATATGGCAGAATTTTTATGATGTTTTAGTTAATGATGTAGTTGGTAAAAGCATAACTGACGCACATGGAAATACCCATACTCTTTCTAGGGCAACAAATTCTTTTCCAGATACACAAATAGATAATAAATCAACTTACCCTATTTTAGTAATAGAATCTCCTGATTTATCAAGCGAATCATTCACCTTAGATAAAGAACAAATAAATGGAACAATTACAATAGAAATATATTCTACAAGTTCTGAGGTTGCAAGTAAATTTTTTAATAAAATACTCGACTCAATTGAAACAAGCAAACCAGAATTTTCAGATAATAATATTCACAACATTAAGATAGATTCTACTGACTCTGTTCATGTTCAAAGAAATCAAATTAAAGTTCATGTTAGAAGCGTAACATATAGTTTTGTTACAAGATACACTAAAACAGGTGGGCATTAAAATGATACAAATTAAATTAATCGGAGGGAAAAGAGTAAGCAGAATGATGTTAAATTTAGGACCAGAATTAAATAAGATGATGAATAAGGCTGGTTTGGAATTTCTTAAATCTGTTAGACGTGGTGCAATGATTATGGCTCCAAAATTAACTGGTAATTTGTCAAATAGTATAGTTATTAGAAAGAAACAAAATAAATATGTTTTTGCTGTTGAAAGTCCTTATGGTAGGTATGTTGAAATGGGATACAGACCACACCTTGTTAGTAGTTCTGCTTATGCTTATCCTGGAAAGACAATAGCACAAGTTTATGGTATACCAGAAGGAGTAACTTTGTTAGTTAGTGGTTCTAGGAGACCACATTTTGTTAGAGATGCTTTTCAAAATGCAATCGCTAGATTGCCACAGATAATTGAAAGGAGGGCTAAACAAGCAATACAAAATTCTAAAAAATGAGATTAAGAAATAAGACAAAATCACCGAAGGAATTGAGAATTAAAGGGAAAGTTGTAGTGGTTAAGCCAAAGGAAATAATTGAAGCAGAAAAAGTTGTATATGATTCACGTTCATTCGAAAAGGTGGAAAAGAAAAGTGTCATTAGTAGGCACAAGAAAAGCAGTACCAGGTTACCTGGGAAGTTAATTAAAAAGGAGAAAATAAATTAAGATGGCTTATGACACTTTTGGTGAAGGTTCCACATATCTGAGCATCGCTAAAAAAAACGGAAGTGATATTAATTTCAAAGCAATAATAGAGACTATTGATATCTCTGGTGGTGCAAAAGGATTTGATTCAATTGCAACAATCGCTGGTGGTAGATTGAAAAAACATACTCCTCAAGAAGACATAGAGATAACTCTTGAAGGATATGCTGTTGAAGTTGGAAGCACTAGCACTACTGGAAATGGTTTCTATGACTTGATGCATTCTCAAGATACAACTCAGCCACTTAGCATTAGCACAGATTACTCAAGAAATGAATATAGAATGGTTATTCTTGCTACAGACAATACAAGTCAGACAGATGCTGTTAGTGCTACAAGTAGTGGTGATGACGCTATGAGATATGTATTCCAAAACGGACATTTCACTAACGTTACAGCAAGTTTTACAGATGGTGTGTGGAAATTTAGTATAACCTATAAAGTTACACCTTTTGATAAAAATAAAAACTCAAATGTGACATACGAATCTACTGATGGTTCAACTATATTGACTGCGGTTGATTCATATACATAAAATGAGTGAGATAAAAGATAGGATTGAAATTAGAGGGCTCGTAGTTAGCAGAATTCCTAGCTGGGCTAAGACTTACATAAAACAAAGAGCAAAAGAGGAATTCTGCGATGACTATGGAGCTCTTATTTCTTATTTGATAAGGCAAGTAGAAGAATATGAGCTATTTAAATCAAAATTTCTAAATTCAGAGTTAATGATACAAATAGTTAATAATCCACAAAATGAAAAAACTGATGCTGGGGTACCCAGGTCTATTTGTGGAGAACCAATTAAATTTGGAGGTAAGAATGGGAAAGATAGATAAATTTTTAGCCAAACCTGTTGAAGTAAGTATTGGTGGAGAAAGGTTTTCCATTAGACCATTTACTGTTGAGGATATACCAATGCTTAATAGGATGGGTTCTAAAGATGTTTCAGTAAGTTCTGAGGCAATCCAAGAAGCAGTATTCAAGGTTTGCAAACAAATTGACCCTGAGTGTACAAGAGAGCAGGTAAATAACATCTCTGTAGAACACCTTGAAGACTTTTTGAACGCTATTGGAAAAGCCAATAATATGGATATTGGTGAAGCAAAGGCTAAATTATTGAAAGAAAATGAATCCATTACAAGAGCTTAAAAGGATTGTAAAAGGGGACAATAATGAAGATGAACTTATTGAAACTTTTTATGTTTTAATGAAAACTTTTGGTTATACTCTGGATGAGCTTAAGAAAATACCTATACCAACCTTTAATTTATTGGTTAGAATGATAAATAAAGAAGAACAATTAAATAGGAAGGCTATAAGAAAGAGATAATGGCAATTCAATTAAATAATATTGTGAAAATAACCACATTGTATAAGGCAATAGGTTTGGAAAAATTTAGTCGTGAAGCTCGTAAGGTTAGTGAAGCTATTACTAGAAAACAAAGGGCTATGCAGGATGCTACAAAAGGGGGTAGGAGATATAGGGAAACAATTGAAAACAACAGAATCGCACAAAAAGGATACTTTGATGTTATGAGAATGGATAGTGAGACGTTTGGGAAGTATATCAGACAGAATAGAAAATTTGAAACAATAGGTGAAAGAATTGCTGGAACATTAAGGAGAATAACTCACGGTGCAGAGGGTTTTAGGATGGAAATACTTGGTATAATGTTCTTTGGGATGACATTAAATAGAACGCTTATGGGTCTAATTAAAACGTCTATGGATTGGATGGGTGTAACAGAAATATTTACACAGACACTTGGAATTTTGTTTCTACCTGTTGCTGAACTTCTTTTAGATTGGTCATTGTATTTCCTTAAAGCAGTTACAAATCTTACAGATAAACAGAAAAAATGGATTGGTATGTTGGTTTTGGGTGGTGCCATTCTTGGTGGATTCATTATGGTTGTTGGAACATTAGCATTAGGTATAGGTTCATTAATTATGGCTTTCGGTGCATTGGCAACACCAATTATGTTGTTTTTTGGATTAATAGCTGGAATATCAGGATATTTCTTATTTAATGCTTGGTTAAAAAATTCAGCAGAGAATGTTGATAAATTAAGAGAGGAAATGGTTAATTTTGGTGTATCTGGTGAAATGTTTGATTTAGTTAAAGAAAAATTAATTGGATTTGCTAACATTATTAGAGATAAATTTATTGATATTAAAAGTAAGATTGGTGAATTTATAGGTGAAGTATTGCCAAAGATGATAGAATCTGGTGGAGATATTATTATGAGTTTAGTTAATGGTATAGCAGCAAATGCTAATAAAATAAGTGAAGCTATTAAAAAGCTAATAAATAAAATTATATCTTGGATAGATGAAAATCTTGATTTAATAATAGATTCTGGATTAAAGATACTTCAAGCAATAGTTGATGGTATTAGTGAAAATGTAGATAAAATTGGGTCTGCATTACAGAAATTATTAGAAAGAATGGGAACATGGGTTGGAGAGAATTCTGATAAAATTATAAATATCGGATTAACAATAGCTGGTTATATTATTGAGGGTGTTATTAATGGTCTTGGTAATCTTGGTGAGATTGTTGGAGAAAAAATCAGGAATGTAATAAATACTCAACTTGGAATAGAAGAAGGTTCTAGGTTAGAGTCTTTTATATGGGGACCAAAAATAGAGAAACCAGAAGTTATAAAAAATCCTCTCCCTGGAACAGTTATTAGTACTCCTTATGGTGGTATGTCCATTGCTACCACTTATAATGTAAATGTATCAGATAAGAGGGATTTTATTAGATGGCTTGAAGAAAGGGATAGGCAGTGGGTATTTGATGTTCAAAGGAGTGTAAGAACATAAAATGACAAATGAAATAACAATCAGCAAGGGAAGTTATCAAGTAACGCTTTATGGTGTTAATATTGCAGAGAATTATTCGAATAAAATATTTGTTATAACACCAGCAACATCCATAGCAAATCAGTCTAGTGGTGGAGAAAAATCTAAAATTGTAGATTTATTGAGAATAACACACCAAATAGTTATAAAAGGATATATTTGTGGAAGCGATACTTCAGATTCACAACCAGCTAAACTCAATGGAGTTGCACAAAATTTAACTGCAAAACAAGTTAAAAATTATCTTGTAAAGATATTTGATGGGGGAGGTATCTCTGGGGGAACAGCAACATTAACATTCGACCCTGGTGGAAGCGAGGAGGAATCATTTAACGGATATATTGAAAAATTAACCTTTGTAGAAGTATCAGAGGATGCTCCATCCTCATCAATTAAAGATGCTGCAAGATACGAGGTTGCATTAACATTTGTTGAAGGTATTCAAGTTTAAAATGACAAGAAAAATATATGCCGAGAGTGTTAAAAAATGGGCAAAAGGTTCTGGAATTGTAGGGGGGACTTTAATTGGAATAATATTTATATATCTTTATACCACGGGGGCAATTAGTAATGTAAGTTATTCTGGAGATGTTATTTGTGCAGGAACAATTGAAGACCCTTGTTATGCTTATATTAACTTCACTGCAAATGAGGATATTTTTATTTATCCAACAGATTATGACCCATGGGGGAGAAATACAATTTTTAATTTTGACCCAGCAATTAAATCTTGGAAATTAGAAAGAAGTTGGGGAAATGGTTGGCGAGAAATTCCATTAAATAAATCTTGTACAGGAACATGGTGTGGATTAAGTAATTCACAAGACGAAAGAAAGTTTAGTGTAGCATTTAGGGAAGGTAGAAATTATTCTTTAAGGATTACTGCCTATAAAAACAATCCAAATGACGACATTAAATGGGGTGCTTTTTCAGGAGTTGATAAGATAGACCCTATTTTTTATGGGATAGAAAAATATAAAATTTATAATTCAGAATTGAAAGAAGTTACAATAAGGGACAAGAATGTTAAAGAACTTGTAAAAATAAAACTTCTTACTCCTTTAAATAACTATGTTGGAAGAGGTTATCAAAAAGTTGCTGAATATGAAGTTAATTCTAAAAAAGAATTAAAGATTCTCGTTTCTAATATTGAATTATATGATAAAAATGATGGGATGAACCCAATAATCAGGCCTATTGATTTTAAAATAAAAGGAATTGAACAAGTTGAGGTTAATGATTATGCAAGGGTTTGTGAGGAAATTTGGAATGATACAATAAATAATAATACCTTAACTTGCACACAAAAATTAATTGGAAGTCATTATGAAGAGAGAATTATTTGGACAGATTTAAATAAAGTTGATTTTAAGGAAAATGAGAGTATAATTGTTGGTTTATTTACAAATGTTAAAAAAGGTGATAAAATTGAGTGGATTCCAACATTCCAAATAGGAAGTAAAGGTTTTAAAATTGAAGAATGGGCGACTTGGACAGAGGATTTAAATGCTGGTCTAGTAGCCTATTATAAATTAGATGAAACAACAGGAGATGTAATAGATGCAACAGGAAAATACAACGGAATTAATTATGGAGCAACAAGAGGTGTAACTGGGAAAATAAATAATGCTTATAGTTTTGACGGCTCAAATGATTACACAAACCATAGCAATCCAGCAGGATTACAATTAACAGATTATTTTACTTTCAACGCATGGGTATATTGGGGCGGGGCAGGAAGTGCAAATCAAGATGTTATATTTTCAAGGTGGGAAAATTCAAATGAAAAATCTTATGTATTTAATCTTAATAAAGATACAGGGAATTTACAGGCATATTTATCAAGTGATGGAACCACCACATCTTTTCCAGGGAAATGTAATACATCGTTTCCAACTAATCAGTGGGCTATGGCTACAATAACTTACAATAAAACAGCTGGAGAAGTTATATTTTATATGAATGGTCAAAAATATAACACAGAATTTTTCAGTTCAAGTTTATATGTCGGAAATAGCAACTTCTTCTTAGGAAGATTCTATAATTCAGAATTTTTTAAGGGAACAATAGATGAAATTGGTATTTGGAATAGAACATTAAATGATAGCGAAATTGTAGATTTATATAATGGAGGAGCAGGAATTACATGGACAGTTAATTATGCTCCAAACTCCCCAATTTTAAATGCTCCTTTAGATGATGCAACAGGAGTTTCATTAAATCCTATATTAAATGTAACAGTTTCAGATCCAGATGGGGATGTAATGAATGTAACTTTTATTAAAAATTTAGACAATTCAGTAATTTGCACAAATAATTCAATCTCAAATAATACTGTTGTAACTTGCACTTGGAGTGGATTAAGTGAATTAACTGATTATCAATGGTATGTTAATGTTACAGATGGTTCATTGACAACTCAAAGTGATTTTTGGAATTTTACAACAGGAGATTTTACTAATCCAAAGTGGGAGCAAAACAAGACAAATATAACTACAAAAACAGATTATTTAGATTCAGTTTATTTTAATATAACCTTAAATGATAGTAGTGCAGACTATTATATTTTTAGGTGGTATAATGGAACCGCTTGGGTAAATGACTCAGCAGTTAGTTATACAGACGGAGAGGAAGTTTCAGTAATAAAAACAATTAATGTTCTTTCGGATTCTTTTCAAATAAACTGGACATTCTATTTTAACGACACATTTGGAAATTCTAATCAGTCAGATGAATGGAGTGTATCAATTGATAATTATAATCCAAGAATAGAATTCATTTCTCCGACATTAAGTAATAATTCTGTAAAAGATAGAAATTGGATTTATGTTAATGTTTCAGTCACAGAAGCAAATTTTAGAGACATAGTTTTTAATCTTTATTGGAGCAACCAAACAATCCTTAATTCAACAAATTACACATCAGGAATTTATGAAATAAATTGGACAGGATTATCTTACGGAAAATATTATTATAATGTTACAGTTTATGATACTTATTCACATTCAAATTCAACAGAAACAAGAATTCTTTATTTGTCAGATTTGAATTTATCTCTTGAAGGATTATACTCAAACATCAGCGTCGAGCTTAACACACCGATAGATATTGTTGCTAATTCTTCAGTGGACTTTGGAGATATTTTTATTGACATAGTTTATCCTGGATACGGAATAAATTATACAAATGGAAGTTGGGGGGTCAGTTTAATCGATTTCTTAGTTTCTTATTTTAGAAAAAATGTATTAGCTGATGGTTCTACTAGCAAATTATTTAGTTTTTCTGGACTTTATGTTAATGATACTGGTTTGAAGATAAGTTCACATCAATATGACGAGGTTGTTGGTTTAAAATTGAACATAAGCTCGAATGATTCAGTTATTGACCCTGTTTTTTATGGTTGTAATTCAACAGATTTTGACAGGGCTTATGATGGGTATTTGATAAACAATTTAATTTTCCTAAATTCAACCTATGATGGAAACGAACAAAATAACGTTAGTTTTAGTACTGCTGGAACAGATTTCTTATATTTTTATTTAGATGATAATTCTACTATGAAAAAAATATCTTTTTTGGTAAGTGCAGATTCGTATGGTTTTGATTATGAGAATGGTGAAATATTTGGGACCTTTGATAATTTTGACGATATAGATTCAACAGAAACAAATGCAACCCTTGAAGGGAATATAATCACTCCAGGAGGAAATAATCCTCAAAGTTTTTATTATGATGATTTTGAAGATGCTTCTATTAATACAGCACTTTGGTATGTTTGGTTATCAAATGGTGCATATGGTTCAAATCCAACCCCCGGAGATAGATACACCTATACAATAGATAATGATGAAACAGAGGGGTATTTTGAATTGGAAGTTCAAAATTTCCATGAAGATTTTAATTTAGATAATGCTGGAACAGAAACTGCAAATAATTACTTTGAGTCAAATGATACAAATGTGTGGATTAATGCTTATACGGCAAGTAATGTTATTTTTGAATTAGATTATTATGGAGTAGGTTCAGAACAAGCAACAAATTCTAAATGTTCTTTTGAAAATAGAGTTTATTTTGCTGGAAAAAGTATTTGGAATAGTTCTTTTGATTACTGCACAAGAGAAACTTCTCCGGGAAGTTATTCAGATTGCACAGATAATGCAGAAGCTATAGAGAATATTGTTTTTAATTTAACAAGAAATACAAACAACACTTGGACTGTTAAAATATCTGGAGTAGAACAAACTACTGGATACTGGAATAGAGGAGGAGGATCTGCTGATTGTGGAATTTTTACTAAAACTTATAATTATACTGCTGGAAATTACACTTTAACTTATACTTCTGGGAGTTGTTCAAATTCAAGCGGAAGTTTAACAAATGAATTTTTAATAAATCCTTCACTTTATCACACAGACCAATTTTTAGTGAATCAATTTTTATCTGGGAACTTTGATGATTCTACAAATAAAGGTTGTTTAGATATAGATTTTTGGACAAGAATTTATTATGTTAATCAAACATTACTTAATAGAACAAACACAACAGTCATTTCAGAATCTGTTTTTGATTCAAGTGCAGACATCGTTGCTGCAACGCCTTATTTCAATGTTGCTGGACCAGAGGGAACATCAAGCACAGGATATTTAAGTGCAGATAATGGAGATAACTGGGAGAGTATAACAAATGGAGTAGAGCATCATTTTACAAATACTGGAAGAAATGTTAAATTTAGATTAGACTTTGATGTAGGAGTAGGAGGATATGTGAATAAAACGCAAGTCTTTGATTACATAAACATCTCAACAGAAGAAGGAAATTTAAGTTATGTTACTTTTGACTTCGGGGATGATGGAACAATAGATTACACAATACCTGGAAATTTTACTTCAGATAACGGAACACTTAATATTGATTTAACAAATGCAGATTTATCAAACTCTTTTACAGAAGTTAGGGACTTGCATACTCACACATATAAAATTCCTCTTGAAATAGGTTCTAATTCACCAGGATTATTAAAAATTGATGCAATTAATATAACTTATGACCCAAACCCAGTGCATTTAAATCACTCTTATATACAAGATTACTTGGATAATTATGGGGAAAACGAAACTAACTTTACAATTCCAATTGGAGGAACAAATGGAAGCATTAATGTAAGTGATATAAAGTATGACTATGCTGGAGGAAATGATACAATTACAATTACTGCCCACAATGAAGATTACTCTCTTAAAATAATAAGACAAATTATTTATTATTATTCTAGATGGGATTATGCTTTTGGTCCAACTTATGTTAATTATATAGAATTCATTCCATTATCCCCAACAAGTAAAAATGTGAATGCTTATGGACAAACAAGTTCAACACCAATTTTGAATATAACTAATTATGGATATTACGGTATATCTTCTAATCTTTCAGTTTATATGAATGATACAGAAGATACGGGGTGTGTTAATATTACTCTTAGTTTGGATAATAATAAATCTAATGGTTATCAAATAGGAGAATATTGGACAGACCTAAATAAGTCATTAGGTTATTTAGAAACCAATGGAGTTTGGTTATGGGCTGATTATGAATGCAATTATACTAATTGGAGATTATTTAACCCATATATTTATTTTAGACAATGTGCAAATAATTCAGTATGTTCGGAGGAATTAGTATAATGCCAGTCAGAAACATCAGAAGTCTAGGAAATAGTAAGCCAATTCCAATATATGTTTGGATACCACCAATTTATAATCCCGTATATAAGATAGAAGTTGTAACTAGTTCAAATACATATGATATTACAAGTATCATGATTGAAGGTGAATATACTGATGGGATAACAGAAACCATAGGCTCTTTTGAATTTAAAATAGATAATTCTAGCGAAATTTATACAGACTTATTTAGCCCCTATGATAAGGTTAATATATATATGGATTATGGAGCAACTGCTACTACAAAAGTTTTCACTGGAAAAATAGAAAGAATTTCTAAAACAAATAATTCCCTTGTTTTAACTGGTAGAAGTTCTGCAATAAGGACGATAGGTAAAAATGTGACTTATTCAGTAACAAATACTAAAAGAAGTGATGTTCTAAAGGCAATAATAAATAAGTATTTTGATTACATTACAACAAATAATCTAGAAGATGATGATACTTTAATAGATGTTGATTATGAAGAAAAACCTTTTTGGGAAGTTGTAGAGGAATTGTGTTTGGCTGCTGGATATGATGCTTATATTGACCAAGATTTTGATTTTCATTATTTTCAAAGCGGTTCAAGACAGAATACTACTGAAGCTGTTGTGCATAATGCAAATATTGTTGATGTTGGGGATTTTAGTCCAGACCTACAATTAGTTTATAATAAAGTTAGAGTATATGGAAAAAGCATAAATGACTTACCAATTTTCGCTACAGCAGAAGATTCCTCTAGTCAGAGTCAATACGATGTTAAGGAATTAACAATTCACGATACAAGCATAAATACTGTTGAGCAAGCACAGGCAAGAGCAGACTATGAATTAAGTGTTAATAAAGACCCTCCAATAATAGGGAGTGTTTTATCTCTTGGATTGCCTACAATTAAACCAGGAGAGCAAATTAGAATATCTGACCCACAAAACGGACTTGAACCAAAATATTACACTATCCAAAAATTCACCCATAAATTCAGCAATGATGACCCCTTTATGACTGAATTGACTATTCAGAAAGAAAGAACAACTGTATCCCAAATCCTAAAAAAGAGAATTAAATTTGAATTTTCTAGCTCTGAAAAAAACAATCCAAATGAGTTAGACCATTCTTATTTAATTACTTTTGATTCTGATTCAGGAACCCACACAAACACCGAAATTGACACAAATATTGGGGTTCTCAAGGTAGCTAGCGGAAGTTCTAGTGGTGTATGGATTAGTGATAATTATGAGGTTGATGAAAATATTACTGTTGCTGAAGTTAGATTGTCAGGAAATAATCTTGGTGGCTCAAGTGTATATATCAGTCTTACTGGTGGTGAGCCATATACTCCAATAACACTTAAACAAGCAAACGCACAGTCTGGAAACAATATCCGTATTAAGGTTGCTCTAGCAAATGCAAATGCAGAATTAAAAACAATCGCTGTTTATTATAAATACTAAAATGTTTTTGATATGTTGGTTTAAATTTTATTGTATGATAATGTTTGCTATGTGTATAGACAATCTTTTCTGGATTTCTTCAAGTCCAGAATATAGAACTTTTAAGAAATTATTGTGGTTTAGAAAATCTTCTGTAAAAATTATGATTAATGGAAAAATTTATAATACAAAAATACATTATATAATAAATTACAGAATTAAATCTGTAATAACTTGCTGGAGGGATATTTTACCAGCAGTTATTGTATCATTGATTTTAGCAATATGTGGATAGAAAAAGAAATTATTGGATTAAAGAAAGAAGTTGATATTATAAATGAGAATATAGAAAATATTGAAAAAAAGTTAAAATCTAATGATATATCGGGGATGATTAAGAGAATTTCAGAGATAAATTCCCGTTTAACTGAAATAGAAAAGAATTTAAATCATAAAAACGTTGGATTTTTAACTAAAATTTGGAGGAAAATATGGTAGAAGGATATTGTATCCACTGCAAGTCAAGGGTTAAAATTCTTGATTTAGAGTTTGTTAGAAGAAGCCCACGGAATGGGATACTCTGTTATAGGGGAAAATGCTCTGTGTGTGGTGGTGGTGTTGGAAAACTTTCAACACAAGAATTAAATTTGGAGGAATAAAATGGCTAGGATAAAAAGTCCACGTATGAGCCTTAAAGGTTGGAGTTTTGGACAATGGTTGAAAGGTAATTGGAAAACCATTAAGGAACTCTTGAAGGTAGGGCTTCCATTAGTTGCTTCAATGAACTTATTTGACCCTGTATGGGCAGAGTTCATATCAACTATTTTAGGTAAGTTCCTTTTAGACACAGGCGAATACTTTTTTAAAAAATATTAAAATGCCAGAGGCATTAGATAGAATTTACAGGAAAGTTGTAGAGCAAGTTAGAGAAGCTCATCCAAATTGGTCTAATGATAAGATAGTTGAAACTGCTTGGAAGATTTCTTGGAGCATATATAAGAGAAAATATAAGTAATTTTTTTAAAACCCTGCCAGGTTACTCAGAACTCAATTTAGAATCAATGGAGTTCTTTTCACCTGGTGGGGAAAAAGAGGTGATATTATGATAATATAAATAGCATATATAAATGTTTCTATAAGAAATAAATGGGGCATAAAGCCCCAAAAATTAAGGAAATTAAATCAACGTAATTGTTGATTCTAATTTTTCTTCAGGGACAACAATATTGATTTCTTGGTCATCAACAGAATCTTCTGGATTCTTTATAAGGACTCCATAATCTGTTAGATAGTCGTCCTCATTAGATGAAATATCTGTTCCACTAACCTTTATGGATGTTAAATCCATTGGGAACTCGATATTATCTATTCTAATATTACCAGAAACCAATTTTAGTGACAAGTCAGAATCTCCCAATTCTGCTTCTGTTCCAATTAACTCGAAATCCTTGTCATAGATTCCAGTATCATTGATATAAACTTTTTCATAATCGTTTATACCAGATAGGAACAATCCACGAGCCTCAACATAATCTACACCATTTCTTGTATCTAATTCAAAAGAATAATCTTCTGAATCTTCTTCAAGAACTCCATCATATCTTACACAAACATAATCGTTTGGAAGACATAATTTTTCAGATGCAGCAAGAGGCTTGTATTCATCGTCCAATTCCATAAATTCTTCATTAAGAACAATTCCGATGGAATTAGCACTTATCTTCCATTCCCAGATACTGTCTTCTTCATATTCGTCTCCGTTTTCTACAGTTTTTTCAACCTCATCACCCAAGACAACGATAGCCTTAAGGACAGGTCCAACTTCACTATAGATAACATTCTTGACTTCGATTTCGAGTCCATTAACCTTCTTTGTTTCACCTTCTTCTATTTCCTTAGTATCACCATTAACACTAATGAAAATAGAATTTTCCATGACATGAAGTAGTTTGAACTCTTTGTCACCAACAACCTTCACTTCACCCTCAGACATCAAGGATTCTTCTCCTTGTGTAAAGGTTACTTTATCACCATCCCATTCAGAAACTTCAACCTCCTTACCTAATAATGTGAAAACAAGGGTTTCCTCATCATCGATAAGTGAGGTATCTAAATCAGAATCGAATACCATTTTGTATTCGATTCCCTCGAAAGGGATTGTAAGGTATGGTACTCCCTTGAAATCATCTTCGTTTGCCAAAACCTCTAATCCAGATAAGATTAAAGATTCTTCAGCATCATACCTATCACCATCAAAATCGACTTTTCCATCAAATAGGGTCTTTATTTCTCTATCTGAAAATTCATCATCAATTGATGTTGATAAGAAGATTTTATCAAGCAAGTATCCTACAATAGAAGATTCATCTGTACCTTCTGTTGATTGTTTGGTTGTTGCCTCTGCAAGTTTAGTGGTCAATTCATTAATGGTTGCGTCCTTAGAATCCAACTTTGCCTGAAATTCAGATGCTTGTTCTGAAAGGGCTTTGTTAAGTTCAGATTCATATTCTGCTTGTAGTTTTCCACCCATATCGTTCAATTTGATGTATGCACCAAAAGAGAACAATACGAATAGAACAGCCATTATTCCTAAGAACCACTTAAAACCATTGTTTATTCTTACAGAATTTTTTGCTTGAACCATCTTGTTACTTTTACCTCCTTTCAGCTCTATAAAAAAAGTACTCCTTGAGTATCTCAAGAGTATTATTTCTAGCCACCAAATCCATAATTTTTAATGGATTTTATCCTTTTTAAGTGTTTCTATAATCCAAGAATTTCTTCTGCGTTGTTTATATTCCATTCTTCAACACGAATAGGAACAATATCTGTAATATCTTTTGGATAATATTCTAATTTATTTAGAAACATATCTTTTGTTTCTGATTTCAGGACTTCGATTATCCAAGCCATACCATTACCAATACATAAAATATCTGCCCTTCCAGAATCATTAAATTCAACTTCTGTAAAAACTTTGTATCCTTTATTAACAAGATACCATACAATATCAGACATAACCCTAAAATGTTCATAACTTACACCCTTCCAACATTTCACAAAACCAATTTTGCTTCCAGACCTAGAACTATATTTAATTGATTGCAAGATTCTATATTCAAATTCTTTTTTTTGTTGGGAATTCATTTTAATTTCTTTATCATAATATAAGAGCAAGGATTTCTAGCCTTACATTTAACAATAAGTTCATTATTGCGTATAAATCTAATTGCTGTTTTTCCACAACGAGGGCATTTAATTTTCTTTGAATACGATTCCATTTTCTTTCAATATTCTAATTGCCTCTTTCTTGTGCTTACATAATGGGTTCTTATTAATCATAGTATCCTTACAAGTGCAATCAGTATCAACTAAAATTTCATTTATTTCATCTATTTTTATTTCAGTTATATGTAGTCCGTCTTTTGGATTTGTTGGTTTAAAGTTAAATTCATATATTCTATTCCATCTTCTGTCTAATCTAGTTCTATATGGAATTATCTTTATTCCCATTTGAAAAAGCATCCATCTTTTTTGTTAGTTGTTTAAGCAACTCCAATCCTTTTTTAGTTAGGTTTATTTTCTTGAATTTTCCAACATATTCGTATCGAATAAGACCTTTTTTCTTTAATTTACCTAATACAATTAGCCCATATGATTTTGTACATATACCCCTACATATATTGGCTGCGTGATTTATTTTTTTTGTAGATGCTGATAACAATATCTTTCTTTCTGTTAATGATAATTTAACCTCATTCATTAGTTCTGATTACACCCTCCCTTATTTGTTTTTCTAAAGGTCTAACCATATAATTCTCATTATGCCATATTCTATGTTGTAATTGCTTTATTTGGGCTCTAACCCTTTTCATAGGCATATCCATTTTTATAAATTCTTCTTGTGTTGCAATTTCAACCTTAAGCGATTCCTTTTCTATGTCTTCTAGTTCCTTTCCTTCAGCTGTTTTTCCACTCTTAAGTTGCTCTTTCAAATTTTTTAGATTTTGCTCTGCAAGTTTATGGTCCAACCTTATTTCTAATCTTTTTTCGAGGTTCTTTATGCTAAGCTTATCTTCTTCTATTTGTTGTTTGATTTCAGATAGTTTAGCCTTTTTCATTATTATGTCTCTTTCACTAAGTTCAATAACTCTATTCATTTTTTCACCTCCTTTCACTTATCTAAATCTAATGGTTTAATTATTTTAATGTATCCTTCACGATGCAATCTTGTAAGAGCAACGTTCAGGTGTTTATTCAGGTCAGATAATGTTGGCATACTTTTTTTCATTTCTAATGTTATTTTGCCTTGTTCCTCTCTTAAAAAAGCTATTTGGTCCTTAATTTCCCTAACTATTTGAACTATTGCTGGAACTGTTCTGATAAATTTTAAATAAGTTCTAATATCGTCTATATCTTCTTTTTCTATGTTATCTAATGTTTTTTTTGCTAAATCATGCAACCTGTCCATTGTTTCAACTATTTCATTAAATCTATTGTCCATAGCCTTAATGTGTTCTTTAAAATGATTTCCATGTTTCTTACTTACTGTTAGACTTAAAGCCATTTCGTCTTGATATAATTTTTTAACAGTAGGAACAGATAATTTGACATCTTGTGCTATTTCGTCCCAAGTTTTTCCTTTACCCCTTAATAGAATTATTTTTTGTCTTTCTTTCAGGTGTCTTGATTCAGATGCCTTGCCGTCTATTTTTAGTCTGGGATTTATAGTAACTTTTTTCTTTTTCATATGAAACCAATTCTCCTGCTTTTACTTTCCTTAAATGATTTTTTATGATTTAAGACTGCTTTTTCTAATGAATTCTGCTTTATAAATCCTCCTGTTGTTATTATGTCTCCGTTTTCATTATAAATCATATCCTTTACTTTTTGTCTTATGGCACATTCTACTGATTGGAAAATATCTGCATAATTGAATCCTTCTGACATTTCAGCCAATATATTGGTATCATAACCTCTAATTACCTTGTGTTTAGCTTTATAATTTATTTTACTTATTGCTTTAGCAAATGCTGTAACTCTTTCATAATAAGTAGGAAGTTTTAATTCTATCCTTCTATCTATCCTGCCAGCCCTTAAAGCAGCCTCATCACATAACTCAGGCAAGTTACTCATCAATACAGTATAGACATTTTTTGTATCGTGAGCTATTTGCATATTTTTCATAATAGTCTCTAAAACTTTTCTATCTTCTATATGGGAATGTAACCCACCTTTCCTAGAAGATAATAATGCATCAGCTTCATCTATTGAAACCAAACAATCTTTACCGAGTGTAGCAAAAAAGAATACTCTATCAAAGAATTTTTGCACAATTCTGCTTCCAATATTTATATAAGCTGTCCCATATCTTCCTATATCATACTCAAATAATAATAAATCCATTTCCCCTAAGTCACAAGTCATTGGTTTTATTTCACCATTTTCTTCTATATCGTTTTCTGCATAATTCCTTATATAATCTTTCAATCTAAATGCAACACCAATGTTTTTTGTGTTATTCAAAGCCTTGATACACATAGTCTTTCCAACACCAGGAGGACCTGTTAAAACATATGATTTATCTGGTGAGATTCCCATGTTAGAGAAAATTTCCTTGTTATCTATATTTATGCTTATATCTTCTAAAAATTCTCTTGCTTCTCCAACAACATCATTTTTTAAAGGAGATATATCTGGAGTTGTTGGATTAAATTCTGGAACTTTCGAACCCATTTTATAAACCAAAAAACCATTTAAGGAAAGCTAATAAAATAATAACTTGCCTATTTTTAATTGTTTCTGGAACCTTAAATTGTAATTTTCCAGATTCTAATATACCAACTATTTTAATGTATTCTGGATTGATGTCTGGATTATGCTTTAAAATATCTGATATGTTGAATAAAGCATGTTTTCTTAAGGTGTATTCTGAATAATAATTTATTCCATTTATTATTTTATCTGGCTTTATCTCATTTAGGTTTTTCATTTAGCCCTCCATAATTCCATCTCTCTATATTTACCAAAAGGAATTACTAATTTTTCAACTTTTCTATTGTCTGTCAAATATTGTAATTGTCTTTCAGCAGTATTATAATTGCAACCAACATTTCTTTTGACTTGATGAGTATTCTGCCATGTTTTTTTTTCCCTTAAAAAATCTAGAATTTTTTTACGATAGATATTTTTCTGGTGTGATGGTATTTCATCTTCAAAATTTAAATCTAGTCCTTTATCCATTTTAAAACAGTAGCTGGGGTGGTCGTCACCAATGCCCAGCTGAAGGAAAGTCTGTAAAGACATAATAATAAGGTATAAAGGTTTTATAAACTTTTCTACATCTCTAAATTCCTTTATTATTAACCAAATCCATTGATTCCTTAAGCAATTCAAGAGAAGATACACCAGAAATTCTTTGCCATACTTTGCTCAATCTTTCTGCTTCTTCAAATTCCTTATGTAATAATTTTCTACTTATTATCTTTATTGCTTGTTCTTTTTTCCCTTGCTTTTGTTTTTGTAGTTCATTATAATATTTAATATATCCCATATGTTGTTTTATTTCCATATCTAATTTAGTTAATTTCTGGTTAAGTTCTTCTCTTTCTTTTAGAAGGCTATTCAATTTTTCATTTGGGTCTATTCCAATATCCCAATTATGAACTAAGAAAGAAATTAATTCGCTTTGGCTCATATTTTCAAATTCAGCAATTTTCTTTATTTTATGTCTTGTTTCTTTCTCAAGAACATATGTTGCTCTTTCCCATTCCCTTAATGATTTTTTTCTTGGCATTTTTTGAATTTGTTAATAAATGATTTATGTATCAGTGCTTCTATAAACGCTGATTTATTTTTAGTTAATTTAGTTAATTTAGATAACTTATTTATTGCATCATAAGACAGATAGACATTCACTCTTTTTCCAAACTTTAATTTTTTCTTCATTTTATTCATAAATTACACAACTTTTAAATCCTTCTATTTTGAGTTGTTATTACATTATTACATAATATGTAATAATTATTACATAAAACAAAATATATAATATATATAAATTACACAATTTATGATTATCATACATGGTGTTTAGCATATAAACCATAGCATTTAACATTTTTATGGATGGTATTTAACCTCACCCCTATCAACATATAAGGATTCTCCTGTGCAATGGGGAAATGATTCTGAACTATCTAAATAAATTGGAATTCCTGCATTATTCAATTTGTAGCAAAAATTAACATCACCACCACGTATTTCTGGACCATCATTTAATATAATCTGCTCAAAATAAGGAAATTTTAATTTATCAAGCACATCAACATTGATGCACATTCCAACAGGTCCAGTTACACCAATTTTTATTAGCCCATCATTTTTATTTGGTTTTACAAGATTATCTTCTTCCTTAAACCCAATTCCCTTAAGTTCCTTATATTGTGTTTGTTTATATGGTGGTGTTCTTTGGCTAGTGCAACCAACAACTACAGGAAGATTATAAGAAATGAATTTATTTATGAAATTTGGAGAATAAATATGGTCGTCATCCAACATAACAATATAATCAAACCTAAATCCCCTAGCCTCTTTTCCTTTATTTTGGGCTATCAGACAAGCCCTGTTTCTCATATAATTCACATCACAGCTGGAAACATTGATTAACTCTATATTATGCTCTTTTCTTGTATTATTTACCAATTCTATTAAACTTAGACTAAAATGTTTAGGAAAATAACCCCTATTACTTATTATTGTAATGAGAACTTTTTTCTTGTCTTTTTTCTTTTCTGATATTTCAACAGGCATCTTATTTGCTTTTTTTTATGTTTGTAGTATTCGGTGATTTTACTTCATAAGTTTTTTTAGCGTGAGAATTTATCTCTCCATTATACTTTACTTCTATCCCTTTTGAATTTATGAACAATTCTGTTTCATCTCTACATCCATCTTTACTTTTTACTTTTCTTGTTCTGCTTTTATAAAAGATTGGTCTATGTTTTATTTCTACCGATTTCGCCATTTTACATCAAATGATTGTATTGGTATGTTTTTTGAAATTATAAATTGTTTAATTTCTTCCAACATTTTAAGCCTTTTATCCTGAAGATTTTGGTATTCTTCGTTCCAATGAGTCCATAATCTTATGAATTTTTCTTGTGATGGTTTTTCTTCTCCCCACGGTTTATTTGAGTATATAATTCCATTCAATATCTTTTCTGTGTTATAATGCGACTTCTCAATGCGAATGAATCTTGCCCTCTCCCTCATTTCCTCTGGAAGATTATCTTCTTTTTTTGGATGTTCCTGATGATACATTGGAAGATTAATATCAATTAGTCTGCAATTATCAAATAATGCCCTTTGATATAGGTCGTTATCTACAGCACCCCACAGAATTAAATTTTCATCATATCCACCAACAGAATAAATCCATTTTCTAGAAAATACTTGGATTCCGCCATTTGCCTTGGAATTTATCCTTTTTAGGTTATTGTTATCCTCATACCAACCCCATGATTTATTCCATTTACCTATGTCTTTTGCGTTAATCCTTTTAACATTGGTGTTTATTATGAATGTTTTTTCTCCAAGAGATTTTAACACACGCTCCATAACCTCTTTTGTTACAATAATATCACAATCAATAGTCATAATATAGTCCCCATTGCTTTTTTTAATCCCATAATTTAAACCATGGGATTTATTCCATACATTATTCTTATCATACCTTATTATTTTGGCATTATTGACTTTAACTGGTTTCTTACTACCATAATCTATAACAATAATTTCATCTACAAAATTTTTTATTGCATTGATGCAGTTCTGTATTCTCCTGTTACTTCTATCCCTTACAACAGTTATTGCTGAAATCATTTGTAATTAAGAAATTTTAGTTCAAAATCAAGTGATTCTTCTAATTTTCTAGCCTGTTCTATTGTTAAATATTTTCTGTATTCCCCAATATTTGGTGTTCCTATATGCATTGCGTGTATGTGGTCGCTTTTGTCATAATGACCAAAATCGTGTTTTTCTCTCATTAGTTTTATTGACTTTTTCTTATTGTTTTCTAGACTTACTTTTTCCATTACTTCTGCTCTTTTTTTTACATTAATAGGAATAAAGAATTCCATCTCAATTATATCCAATAAATGTTCAACATTATTGAAGAAATCCTCGTATCTTAAAATTATTATTTCTTCATCACGATAATATGTAAGATAAGTGTAAAAAGTCATTAGTCTGTTTTTAACAGAATCAACACAACCAAGTAAATCTTTTGTATTTGGTCTATTAAGAAGATTTCCGTTTTTATCATGTTTTCCAAAATATATTCTCCAATGAGAGAATGCTATTTCTCTAGGGTCTCTTACAACAAGAAAAATTTTATATCCTTCTAAATTTTTTACAAATCGGTGTGTCTGTGGTGGAATTGGTCCTCCTTCTGGAGTAAGTAAGAACTCTCTAAATACCTGCCATACTAATGTTCCACCGCTTCGTGGTATCCCGTATAAATGGACCTTTACTTTATTCATTTTAAAATAATGTCAATAATCTTATTTGTGAGTAAATCCCGATAATACTCATATTTTCCATGAGACGTTTCCCGAAATTTTCTTGCATTTTTAATAATCTCATCATATTCTTCTTGTGTTATGTTCTTTAAATAATTTCCTAATCCATTCAAATCAAATTCTTTTGTTTTTGGATTAAACCATTTTCTTAAATCAATGAAACAATTTGTTGGTATATGGTGTTCTATTCTAGAATCACCTAAATAAAGGGTAACCCTGTCTGTAGCAAATCCATCCCAGATTTTTTCGTATAAATAATTTGGATAAATTGTATTTTCCAATGCAAGAACAAAATCGCATTTGGATTCAATTATTTTCTTTTGTTTATCCTCTCTCCAATTAGGAACTTTAGTAATCTGACCATGCCATCCCCTACCAATCATAATGCTTTCTTGGAATCTTTTTTCTAAATATTCTCCTATCAATCTTCTCAAATAAGTTATGTTTATTCCACCACAAGAATCTGGAATTTTATCATAGAATCCAATCATTCCAGCATAAAAAACACCCCGAGACATAATAGTGGTATCTTTTCTGGTAATGAAGGGGAATGGGTCTGGTCTTGTTGGATAATATTGTGGGCAGTCATCAGGAGTAAATGGAATTTGATTATCTTTTTTTATATCAGCCCAATGACACACAACAGTATGAAATTTATCAAAATTTCTATAACACCATACACGATGGTCTGCAAGTGGTGGCTCTACTGCAATATAGATTGTTTTGTTCATATGCTCTGGAAAACTGCAAGTTGATTGCGATATTAGAAAATCTGCTTCATGCGGATTATTTACCAATTCTATTTCTGGATTATTTTTTATGAGTTTCTCGTTCAAATTAGTTCTTGTTGTTATAAAGACCTTTCTCATTTTTTTGCTATTGCTATTATCTCTGATTTGTTTGTATTTTTTAATTTAACTTTTTTTAATTGTAATATTTCAAATCCAACATGTCCTAGAAAAAGTTTTAGGGTTGTTAGTGTGAATAAAGTCTTATGGCACATCATACTATCCCCTAAATCACGATAATCACAGCATTCACCATCTGGTACAGATATTCCTATTTTTCCACCAACCTTCAATATCCTTCTCCATTCCTTCAATACCCCAATAGTGTTATTTGTATGTTCAAGAACATGACTAGCGACTATAAAATCTAAAGAATTATCTTTTATGGGTATGTTGTGCATATCACAAAGATAATCTGGATTATAGTCTGGATTTATGTCAAGTGTTTTAGCATTATCAGAAATTGGTCTATCCGCACTACCAATATCTATTCCATTTCCAACACATATTTCTTTTAATATTTTCCTTCCTTCTTCATCAAAAGTCCTATTTTTAAATGATATTGCCATTTTTATTATCACTTCCTTTATTTATTTCATCTACAATTTTTCTCAGTTTTTCATCATATTTGTTTTTGTCCGATGCTGGAACACCCCATTCAATTATTATACTGTCTTCTTTAGCCACAAACATATGTGGTGTATTTGGTGGTATCAATGAATGCTCGCCTTTAACATAACCAATAGAGTTAATTTTATGACCTTCTTTCCATATAAATTCACCAAATCCTTCAATTATACAAAAATCCTCTGCAATAGAATGAATGCAACCACCAATAGCCTTGCCTTTATTTAATTTAATTATGGTAAATTCCTTATTATTCTTAAGTAGATTTTCTATCAAATAGATAGTTCTTCTTTCATCTGAATGTATCTTTTTAATTTCCATCGTAAAATTCTTTTATTTTATTTATTACTTCATTTTGGTCATTTTTAGATAATCCACCACCATTAGGCAACCAGATACAAGTCTTATAATAAAATTTTGCATTTGGAAGCCCCTTAAATGGTTTCCAAGGAATCCTTACTTCTACGTTATTCTTTTTCAAAAATTCAATTAATTCGTTTCTTTTTTCTTTTGGAAAGAATTCAACCCATAAGGGTACTTCTCCATCATGAAATTCTATAAATGAGCCATAACCTTGTAATTCTTTTTTATATGTAAGATATTGTTCTATATGTAATTTCTTTCTTTCTTCAAGTTTTTCTAATTGACCAAGAACAATAGAAGCAAGAATATCATTAAATTTAAAATTAAACCCAGAAGTACCATTCTCTTCTTTCTTGTTCCTTCCAAAGTCTTTTAGTCTTCTTATCATGTATGCATATAAATCATTATCAGTAGCACAAAATCCCCCTTGCCCACAACTTATCAATTTGTTTGCTTGAAGTGAATAGCAACCAACCAATCCATTATTTACTTTTGAACCAAGACATCCAGCATTATCGCATATAACTGTTGTGATTGTTGGAAAAACGTCCCAAGCATTTCTACCAAGAAGATTAACAGGAATTATAATCCTTGCTGGCGGAAAAATACCTCTAACTAAACAATATCTTTTTTGAGAAACATCAAATATATTTGGATTAAGACCAGCAAGTTCAACAGCATTTTTAGTGGAAACAAACGTTAAGTCTGGGATAATTACTTCTCCAGAATTATACTCTCTTATTCTTTTATCTGCTTCAATAGCAAGATAAAGAGCAGCAGTGCAACTAGTAGTCATAATAACATGTTTAGTTCCAACAATTTTAGCAAGTTTTTCTTCTAGTTCTTTTGTTTTTGGACCTTCACTAACATAACCTGATTCCAATACTTTTGTTACTAATTCTTTTTCCTTCTCTCCAAATACTGGGGTATTCCATTTAATTACCATTTTGTTAGCCAAATTATTTTGTTCATTTCATCTTCTCCTTTGCTTCTTCAATGGTTAAACCAGCAATTTCTTTTAAATCGTGTTCTAGCATTTCTTTGATTATTTCTTTATAAGTGTATTTTGGCTCCCATCCAAGAGTATTTCTAATTTTAGTTGAGTCCCCTAGCAATGCTGGAACTTCTGCAGGTCTAAAATATTTCTCGCTTACTTCAACATATTTTTTCCAGTCAAGACCAATCATATCAAAAGCATCTTTTAAGAATTCTCTAATAGAATGTGTTTCATTTGTGCTAACAACAAAATCATCTGGTTTATCGTGTGTAATAATCAGATACATCGCCTTAATGTAGTCTAAACTATGACCCCAATCCCTTGTAGCATTCAAATTGCCCAAAATCAATTTATCTTGTTTTCCAGCAACTATCCTTGCTATACCTCTTGTTATTTTCCTTGTAACAAAATTAACTGTTCTTCTTGGAGAATTATGGACATGAATATTTCCAATACCCGCAATAAACTCCCCACTTTCAGTTTCTAAATCATAAAACCACCCCTTATAATTGGACATGTCAATAGTTTTTGTTACCTCTGCAAAAGGTTTTGATAAATGAGATTTTATTCCTTTTGGGCTATTTAGGTTAATACAATATATAATTGAACCTGTTTTTCCTGTTGTTGTATAAAAAGTCTTTCTTTGGGTTGGTAATAAAATATCTGTTAAATACCACAATCCCTGTGCTAATGTTGCAGAATTAGTTTTAAAAGCCTTAAACTCATAAACACATTTATCTTTTTTTAAGCCATCACAATTATTGTAACCTCTTAAAAAGGACATTTGGGCTTCTTTATTAGCATTTAAAATTCTCTTTGGAATTCTTTTATATCTTTCAGAAGTGTACAAATCTAATTCTTTTGTCCAATTATTTCCAGTAAAATATATTTGTTTAACAGTATTACCTTTCTTAAATCCACTTGATGTATCTTGCTCGTAAGTATGAGTTCCAACAATTTTATTCCACAATTCTAAAAATCTCTTTCTAATTTTTTCATCATTTTTTGTAAATTTACCCATATTTCCTTTTTTATTTATATACCCATCAGCAACTAACATCCCTATTAATTCTGCTTCCTCATTAGAAACAAAATCAGAAACATTTTTAATTATATTCAGATTAACTAATTCAAATCTATCTCCTTTAGAAATTTCTCTTGTTTTTTTTTCTTCTCCTTCCATAAATGCGACATGGTCACCAGTAGCCATATATCCCCCGCATCTTCCAGAAATGAATTTTGGGTCTTTATTGTTCTCTAAATCATGTGGATAGCCTGAAGCATATTTAACCTTAACCCACCCTTTTTTACCCAAAATTTCCAAATCTGATATTTCTTTGTGTTGATATTTTTTATTAGATTTATCTATAAATGTTAAAACATCTGTAAGAGGTTTAATATCAAATTTATTTCCTTCTTTTACAAAAATAGGCATAAAATCTGCCATTGTCTCATGATTAAAACAAATAGAATTACAAGCAAATATCCCATAAGCATTCCTGTAAAGTTTAACCAGATGATACGCACCAAGTTTTGCTATTCCATAAGGGCTTACTGGTAGCATTTTAGTATCTTCTTTTTGTGGTGGGGGGCTAATTCCAAACATTTCACTAGAACTACATTGTAAAAATCTTGTCTTAGGAGAGAAGTTTTTAATTGCTTCAAGTATTCTCAAAACACCAAGAAGATTATAATTTAAAGTAGATTCTGGAGTTTTAAAACTAATACTAACGTGGCTCATAGCAGAAGTGTTGATAAAATAATCTGGTTTATGTTTTTTTATTAATTCATTGATATTACAAGCATCAGAAAGGTCAAAATACTCCATTTTAAAGTTCTGGTTTTCATCTTCTAATGAGCAAAGCAATTCATATCTTTCAGAATTTGGACAAGCATTTCTCCTAATAAGACCAATTACTTTTTCACCCCTATTTAGCAGAAATTCTATTAGATTACTTCCATCCATTCCTGTTGCACCAGAAATCATCCATAAACTCATTTTTTACTATCTTTTCATTATTTTTAAATCTTTACTATAATTTGAAAGTGATTATTTTTCACAAGAGATATTCAAACTTATTAATTCTCCTTCTATTTTGGCATGAGAGTGGTCATCATATTTTCCCCATTCAACTTCAGAATGCTTCCATGGTTCTATTCTTTTAAACCCAATAAACCTAAGCAAATCCCCAAGTCTAGCATAATCATAAACTGTTTTATGATAAATTATTTTTTTATTTGATTCCATTCTCCCATATAGTGGTCCAAGAAATTTATGTAATGGAACGCCCTTTAAATAAAGTTCAGAAATTTTCTTAAAATCTGGAACAGAAAGATAAATTTTCCCACCTTCTTTCAATGCATATTTCCAAAATAGAAGCAATCGAATAACTTCTCTTTCATCAAAATATTCCAAGAAATGACTAGCATATATTAAATCAACTGTATTAGTTTTAATATTAGTAAGATAAATATCGTCTGAATGAATGTGATTAAATTTGGCAATATCAACATTATACCACCCCTTCCAATTTCTTTTTCCACAACCCATGTGTATTTTCATTTTTCTCATTCTCTTTGATATATTTATATCATCTAATCTAATTATCTTGTGTGTTTTTTTGATTTTTGTCATGTTAGTTTATTGGTCTGCGTGGAATTGAACCACGACTAAAGGGTTATGAGCCCAGTGTGCTACCTTTACACTACAGACCATTTCTTGTTTCATTTTCTAAAAATGTCAGCGTGAGTATCCTCTCCAAACAGGCATACGCTATTGTAATTTTCTTCCCCTGTGGAGATTCGTGTCTCCAGATAAACCCCCAATAGCAAAGATTTATCCTTTTTTCGCTGACTATTTGGTACATCTTGGTATATTGAGGTACATTGCTAATTTAATTCGTTTTCTCTAACTTTTTTGTCCGAAATCATCTGAAGTGTGTAGTTTTTGAAAATGTTAAGCATATTCTATTAACTTCCAAAAAAGATTATCCTCCTTTATTTTACATTTCTCTGGATGTTCTTTTTCATCTAACTCTTTCTGAACATCCTTTCTTGAATATAACTTTTTTGGGTATCTTATTATTTTCATTTTCATTTTCTTTCCATACTTGTTCAAAAGAAACATCTTCTCCTTTTCCTTTTCTAAAAAATGTTTCAGCTACCCGCCACAAAACTGCATCTGAAGACATTATTGGTTGTTGTTTTGCAAGACTAATATCTTTAGAACATTTTCTACACAAACATCCTTTTGAACAACCCATAATTCCTCCTGTTATTTTTTGTTGGCATAATTTACAATTTGTCATTAGTTTCTCCCAACTTTGGAGCAAAATCCAAAATTTCGTTTAATATTGGGATTAAGGAGAGTTTTTACAGAGTAAAAATTCGGGCAGTCGTTAGACTGCTCTTTAATCCATATTAAACTCTCCGTAGGAAAACCCGAAGGGTTTAGTTCCGTCCCAAATCGTTTCATATTAATCGCCTATTTACTTTAATTTTGTCCATAATCTTTAGATTTTTTCCAGTTTCATAAGGTATAACAAATGATTCATCAACACCAAAATTGGAAACAGTAATTCTTAAACTAATGGGGAGATGTTTTCCTCCCACAAAAATTTGGGTTTGTTCAACATTTATCCCAGTTATTACATTTTCTGTTTCAAATTCCAGTTTCTCATTTGTTCTATTGAAAAATCTTTTCTCTTCTTTTTGGACACTGACTTTTTTGCTCATTTTAAACCTCCTGAGTTTAGCTGAACCCCGCCCACAAGATTTGGGACGGAATTGAGTTTAATGTATGCGGATAAGTTCTCCGTAAGGAAAAAATCCGCAGGATTTTTAGTTTTATGAGCGAAGCGAATAAAATTGAATTTATCCGCTATTATGTTCCCTGCATTAGCAGGTTGATTAATCGGCATCATCATCTTTACCTTCTATTTTTAACCAATTCTTAGCATTCTCTTTATCAAATATATCTTCAAACCCTTGATTATTCCTTATCTGATTTTTTAAATCTTGTATCTCAAATTCATTTTCTGGTTCTTTCCACATTTTCATTACCTCCTTATAGCCGATTAATCAAAGTTTTCCGTCAGGAAAATTGAACATAATATCTGCGATTATGGAAAGTTTGTCGTTAAACAAATTTGGGGAGTTCGTTAGAACTCCTCTATAATCGCTATTAATCGCCCCGTAGGGCGTTGCGTAGCAACGAGTAAAGGAGAGTGCGGTCATTCTTCCCCCCTACATTTTTTTAAATGGGCGTAAAGTTTTGGAGCAGTTTCACAATCTCTTTCTTCATCATATAGTTTCATTAAAGTATCCCATTCTTCTGCAATTCCTTTCCAAATAGGATATTTCTTTGATAAATCAATTATTAAATCTCTGACTTTATGTTTATGATATTCTAAACAATCAAATAATAAATGAATACATCTCTGAAAGTCAGATGGGTCTCTTGGAATTGCAGGTCTTTCTTTTTCAATACCTAAGATAAATGAAACTATTGTTAAACTGCTTTCTCCATAATCAGACCATTTAATTTTTTCCATTTTACAAGCACTCTCCTTTATTGCGATTAATACCCTTTAATCGAACTTTCCACATGAAGTCTTGGTTAAGTTTATTTATCATTTTTTATTTAATTTAATTTTACTTAATCTAAGTTTCATTTTTATATAGCATCCAGCAGGACTATTATCATAATACATTCCTCTTGTTTTATTGCATGTGTTTGAGTTTGCATCATAATTCTCACAAGTTTTCCAATATTTGCATTTCATTCTAACTCCTTAAATCCTGCTTTTTGTTTGATTATCTCTCTATCAACCATATAACTAACCTTAACATTTCTTTCATTAATTAAATCTAAAATATCTTGTGGTAAATCATTTAGTTTAATGCAAGATAAATCTGAATCTAAAATTTCTTTAAAGCATTGTTTAACGTCTTCTTCATAATATGCTGTATTATAATCTCGGCTGTTTGGGTCTAATTCAAATCCTTTTTCACTCAATGTTTTTTCTTTCATTCTATTTTCCATTTGACATTTCTTAATTTATCCAATACACCATCTTTATTTGTTAAAATATTATAAGTAATTTCAAATGCTTTTAGTACTTCTTTTACTTTTTCAAAGTCCCTCATATTATTAAATTCTTCTTCAGTTGCTAATTTTATTTTATTCATGTTTCAACTCCTCCACATTTTGTTTTATTTCCTCGGTTACATTCATTAAAATTAATCCATAACCAATATTTTCTATCTCACTACAAAATTTTGTTTCTGTGTCTATTATTTCCTCCCATACACTTCCAATATATCCTTGAAAAAATAAATTAAGTAAATGTTCTAACCAAAATGGATTTACAATTATTCCTACAGCGATGTTACTATCTGGAAATTCTTTAAATTTTGGTATTTCTATTTTCATTCTAACTCTATGAAATTGTTATGTCCGCAGACACGACATTTAAAATATTTTACCTTTCTATTTGAGTTTTCCAATATCTTTCTAATGGAATGCTGGAGCATTGATACTCCTCTTGGTGTGTCTCCACGTAAATATATAAGGGTGGGGCTAAGGAAATCCCTTTCCAGCATACCCAAGTTATACGCCATGTATAAGTATTTACTTTTACATTGTTTATCAAGGTTACTTAAATAAAAACCAAAACGAGAATAATTCAATCCATAAAATCCAAGTGTTAACATGTTTAAGATTTTAAATTTCTTAGAATTCTTAATTTCCTTATATCTTTTGTATAAATTATCTAAAACCTCTCCACACAATTTATCTTTTTTCTTTGTTTCTTCCAATAACTTCTCATACTTCGCTATTAGTTCTTTGTTTTTCCTAATATTCTTTAATCTTGCATCATTTATTGCATTACAATTTTTACATATTATTTTCATCTTAATCATCAAGCATCTTAAGTGATTTAGGTATTTTAATGTTAAGTCTTATCCTTTTCGCATTATCCCATCTTATTCTTTCAAAACACCTTCCACATACAGGATATGTTCTAATGTATCCAACAGCTTTTCTATCACACATGGAACATTTTACTTTTTTTTTAAATAGTATTGGTTTATTTTTTTCCATATTTGCTCCTGCATTCATAACATTTAACATAAAATTTAATTTGTTTGAATTTCCTCTTTCCATCAGGATAAATAATTGTTGGATTAACTTTCTTACCGCAATCAATACATAAACCCCTCTTTTTCCTAAATTCTACCACTTCTTTTCTTTTACGTTTATAATAACAAGATGTGCATAAACCACTTTTATTTGTTGGAGAAAGATTTCTTATTTTGCATTCAGAGCAAACTTTCCTTTTACTTGTAGTCCTTGCCATAAAAAGAGAAAAGACTTGCCTTTAAAAGAATTTCTAATCATATTAAAGTGATAACAATTAAATTATTAATTCTATAGTTAATACAAACATTTAAATAATCAATTTTAGTTTATTTTTATGGTTACATTAAATCAAATAAGAAAAGAGATTAATCAAATTGAGTTACTTATCGTCGCTACGTTTTGTGCAAATATAGGAATAATTATAGAGTTAAATACTAAAAAAATAATAAGTGAATTTTTTGGATTGCTTTTAATATTAATCGGGGTGGGTGTTTATTTTACTAAAAAAGGTAGTTAAAAAAATGAAAATAGATTTTAACGAAGTTGCTGAAGAAATAAAAAAACTGAATGAAAAGGAAAAGACAAAAGGAATTTGTCCTATATGTAATAAAAAGCTCCCAGAAGATTCCCACCCTGCTAGAAAATATCACCCAGAATGTTCTATAAAGGTAGCCAAAGCAAGAATGAGAATTTGCAGTAGAAAATATGGGTTGGATAAAAATCAAAAGAAAAGGATTTGGATATACAATATGATAAAGAGAAATGAGGAAAATCCACAGTGCAATTATTTTCAAGGTGGTAGATGTGTAAGAAAATCTATAAAATTTGAGGGCATGCTTTTTTATCCACATGGTGGAAAGTGTGAATTTAAACCAAGAGATAAATGTCCATCTTTTAAACCAAAATATCCAGATATTTATGAATTAATTAAAAAAATAAAGAAAAATGAAAACAAAACAACTAATTGAAGAATGAAAAAAGAAAATACTTTGAGTGAGAAAGAAATGAAAATGGGCAGACATTTAAGACCAGTTTACGCTAAAAAAGATGTCAAACAATTCATAAAAGAGATTTTAGATGAGATTGATAATTTAATTGAAGATAATAAAATAGATTTATTCCGTAAGAAGTTTGGTAAGAAAGTTTTTGGAAAATATGATTTTAGATTTTTAATGGGATGTTCAAATTGTGTAGAGAACAAAAAAATGCTTAATGATTTAATGAAGGATAAAGAATTAATTTTGATACAGGAAAAGGCTCAATTAAAAATAATAAAAGAAATCAAACAAATAATTAAACAAAAAGCAGGATTTAAGGAGTTAGAATGAAAAAACTATATTACGACACAGAAGAATTGAAGGAATTGTTAGAGATGTTGAATCCAATAGAAGATTGGTATTTTTTTACTGACGGAGAAGATAGGATATTTCTTTATTTATTTTGTGGTTTAATGTCAATAGGAATTACCTTGCTTTTTTGGTTATTCATACCAATACTTTTATTATTTCCAATTAAATTTACAAATAGAGCTGAAAGGAGGTAAGTAAAATGGAGAGATTGAAAATAAAGAGAACAACAAAATATGGTGTTGAATTGGTTGAGCCAAAGGAAGATGGAGGTCCTAATTATAGGAATACCACAGAAGCTGTTAGGAATTTTCTATCAAAACAATGTCCTTGTGAGGTAGAAGTTCAGGAAATGGAAGGAAATGAAATTAGCAGGGTTAAGGTTATAAATAAAGGGAATCAAGGACCCTTTAAACAAACAGAAGTAATTCCTGCTGATAAATGTAGTGATGAAAACTCTTATTGGAATTGGAGAACAGATTTTGAATTGCAAAAGCAGAAAAAGATTGAACAACAATTCTATGAGAGAGAAGCCCTTAAAACAATTGAAATCGCCTTAAAGATGATTGAGTTAAATAATTCAATTCCAGAAAGGGAAAAGATTATTCCAACAGCATCATCAATTTTGGATACAACCAAAGTATTGCAAGGAATTATTGAAGAAATAAAGAAAAAGGAGTAATATAATGGAGCGAGAACATCTTGAAATACTCCAAACAGCAATTTTCTTACTTGAGGGTGTATCTGATGCTGATTTAATGCTTAGATACAATCTTTTACATAGAAAGAAGAAAGCAGAAAAGATAGTGGATATTTTAAAAAGTTAATTTTTTTTGCATTTTTTTAGAATATTTTTTGCATTTTTTTTAGGATTTTTTTGAATTATGTCTTTGTTTCTTCTCTTGCTGTCATACTTTTTCATATAAGGTATATTCAATTTATAATAATGCAATCTTTTTTAAGTTCTTCTTCGTTCATTCTAACACCCCATTTATTTTTAACTCATCAAATATATTTTTTAAATCACCCTCATCTAAAAAAATACTTGCTTTAAGTAAATTATTTACCTGATAATTAAGAGTAACCCCTCTTTCTTCTATTTCTATCCATAAGTCACGATCACCTTTTATTTTAATAAAAATTATTTTGGATATGTTCATTTTAACAAATTTTACCCTCCTGTTTAGTTAAATAAATATTTATACAATCCTTTACACCCCCCCAACCAACCACATAAATATAATATAGTAAATATAATAAACCAAATAAAAAAGGGCTTTTTTTAAGAGAAAACCCTGAAACTCTTTTAATTTTAGAAAAGCCACTACTGACTATTAATGAATTTTCTTTTCTTGATTCTTTGTTTGTTTTTCTTATTGATTCGTTTATTTCTTTTTTTATTTCTTTTTTTAGTTCTTCACATAACAACACCATTTTTAATCACCCTACCAGAATAAAAGACAGGGTATTTAAATAATTTTCTATTAACTTATTAATAGTTACAATCTTATAATTTTGAAGAAAAATCTGAAATTGAAGATTGGTTAAATGAAAATGTGGATAAATGGTATGAATAAGTTTAGTTACTAAACTTAAAAATTAAATTAGGAGGAAAAACAAGATGTTAGCAAATGTTACACATATAGCAGATTTTAGTAGTGCTGTTGAGTTTTTTGAAGAACAACCTTATTTAACTTTAAATGGGCTTTGTGAATTGTTTAATTTAGAGTTAGATGATATAAAAGGTTATGCAGAAACTAATGAAGTAAGTAATGAAATGGCTATCTTTGAACTTCTTAATGAAAAAGGCATAAGTGATGAAGAAATGATTGAAGAAGTTTTGAAGAATGAGAAAGAAAGTTATTTTGTTACTTATAACGACACAACAGACGATTTTAGCGTTTATCGTATAGATTAAAGAATAGTTACTATTCTTAATAATTAAATAGGAGAAAATTGAAAATGAAAAAAGTAGATTTGGATTTAGAGTTTGAAAGGTGGAAACAAGACAACGAAGAACACCTTAGAGAGAAGTTTTTGGAAATCCATAACTTTCAAGAATATCTGGAAGAAGCGTGGAGAGAATACCAGAACGAAAATGGATTAATTGATAAATCCAATATTTAAGGTTACTTATTAAGGGGTAGTTATAAAATTATAATAATGTAACTACCCAATAGTTTAAAGATAAATATATAAATACTAAATGTTTTAAAAAATTAAGATGGAACTTAAAAAAAGAGAAGAAAAGGAAATAAGGAAAAAGTGGGAAAAATTATCAGATGGTGAAAAATGCAGGTTTAATGGATATAAGGATTTTGTATCTGTTGAACTATTAAGGAGGAAATTGGATACAGAATAAAATGGGATTTTCAACAATAGGAATAAAACCAGAAACAAAGAAAAAACTTAATGAATTTAAGGACTATTTAAAGGGAGAAATCAAGATAAGAAGTGATGATGATTTAATAAATTATCTGATTAAAAGTAACCTAAAATATCTTGAAATGGATTATAATAAGAAGAAAATTAAGTGGGAGAGAGAATATTTGGAATTGTGCAGGAAAAATAAACCCAAAATGTCATTTGAAGAATTTAAACAGAAAAAAATAACAGCAGAATTAAAATGTTAATTGATGAGTTGAATTTAAAAGACGAATTAAAGGAGTTTATTCGTAAAGAATTTGGTGAGGTTGAAAGTCTTAAAATTATCAAGAATACAAAGGGATTTAATTGGGAATTTAAATTGGTTGGGAAAGTTGAAGAGCAAATAAAGAGAATAATCAAAATAAACGAGGAGTTAGAAACTATCTTGAGATGTTGAAATGAACAAAGAAATTAAGGTAAGTTTTGAACAGATTAAAAGGAAATGCAAGACGATTAAAGATTTAAGGGATTTATACTCTAATATAGAGAAAATGAGACAGGTGAAAGGAGGGGTTAAAAAATGAGTGCTTTTTTAATGAGTTTTCAAAGTTTAAGCAATCTTACAAATTGGTTTTATTTTGAAAATGACACACACGGAACTTTTAAAGGTTGTAAAAGAGAAATTTTTAAATTATTTCCAGAATTTGAGAAAGCAAAGTTTAAAGATAATTGGAATAAAGTTTTAGCAGAAGAACTTTATAAATTAAATTGTTATTCTTTAAACCAAAGATACGGAGATGATTTAAAGAGTTTTCCAGAATTTGAACATAAAGAACCCGAAAAAATAGATATTTTTCAGTGTTTAAAATCTGTTCAGTGTTGGCTTTATCAAAGTTGCGAGGGAGACGCAGACACAAAACCACTTTATAAGATGATGCGAAGAATTGAGAAGGTTCTTTTAAATGCGATAGTAAATAGTTTAGAAGAATATAAAATCGCAAAGTGGGAATAATATTTTTTTATTTTTTTTAAAAAGTGAGGGGTTACCCCAAGAGCAAGGAATTAAATATAAGATAAGTAAAATGAAAGAAGAAATAGTTTGTATAGATGATGTGCAAGATGGAAGTGTCTTAAAGTGGTTCGGAGTTGATTTAACTTTTAAAGGCAAAAAACAGGCACATTTGAGTATTTGCACAAGTTACCACACAAATCCAGATTTTTTGGAAATATCTGAAATCAATTTTTTAGAAGATAGAGATTAAGAAATAAATACTAAGTGTTTATGTGTTTATGGTTTATTTTTAAAAACTCTTCCTATGGGCAAATTATTCGGTATTAGATTTTAGATAAGGTTCATTTTGTCACTTGTTTTGATTTTTGATATGGGGATAGTGTTGACAATTTAATAAATATTTAATTTGACAGTTTAATAAATGTATCAATTTAAAAATCAATCACGGCTTTTTCTTAAGGATATTTCTAAGTTAAAAAAAATTCTGAAAAAAATTTTTGATAGATTAAAAATACAAGTGTTTGTTATTACTAAATAATTTATAGAAAAATATTTAAAGGTTAAAATGTTGGGAAATTTATGAGTTTGGGTCCTTGGAAAAAGTATAAGGAGAAAGTAATAAGAGGTGTTGATGGAAAAAGAGGATATATTTTTCATAAGAGGGTTGCTAAGGATTCTAATGGTGGTGGTTTAATTTGTGTTCCTAGAAGGTTTGTTGGTAAGAAAGTAACCTTAGTTATCATGGATTATGGAGAAGAAGTTGATTTGTTAAATAGAGATATTGAAGAGGTGGATTTGTTCAAATGAGTTATTGTAAATATCATTGTTGTTATTATAATGAATGTTCGAATTATGAGATGAAAAGATGTAAAATTTATCGTAGGTTGGAGAAGTTATTGCATGATTCAAATGGAAAAAACAAAGTGCGTTTGGAGAAACATCCTTGATGCAAATAAGAACAGGTATAAAAAAGCTATGGAGTATTGTAGTGGTTGTGATGGCTATAATTTAGATTGCCCTGCACATCAAGATTATATCCAAAAAAATGAAAATTCAAGAAAGTTAGTACTTTTACTTAGAGATGGAATAACTGTTGAAATAAATAAGTGGTATAGGGATTCTGTTAAAGAAATACTTCCTGTAACAGAGGTGCAAAAATTGAAGAGAAAAGTAAATAGGCTATTAGAGTGGATTGTAAAATGAAATTGAGGAAAACATATTGGGTTAAGCAAGAGAATAGAAGAAAAGGATATTGGTATGTTCAGTGTCCGAATACTGATTTACCAAGAGGAAATACAACTAAGTTAATTAGTCAGTGTAAAAAATGTCCAGATTATTTTGGAATGATTGTTGATGAAGATGTTGGAAGATATGTTAAATGTGATTATAGTGTTCCAAAAAAGATGCTTGAAAGCAGAGTAATCACTATGGAAGATAAGCCCTTTTATATAAATCATAAGCTAATGCATTCTTTGGTTTATTTTAATATTCATCCTAAAGATTTTGAAACAAAAGGTTTGTCTGGTGTAAAAAAAGAGGTAAAATCAATTTATCGTTCATTGCTAAAGACATTTCATCCAGATACTACTAAACTACCATTAGGAAGGGCAAAAAACGAATTAAGGCGGTTGAGAAGCCACTATAATCGTATAAATAAATTGAGAATTAGTCCAAATGAGGATTTTATACAATGAAGTTATATTTAGCACACCCATATGAGCATTTGCATGAAATAAGGGAGTGGGAATTAGATTTTGAGAAAAGAAGTGGAATAGAGTTAATTAATCCTTTCTTTGATGTAGAAGATAGAGCAGTTCCAGAAATTGATATGCCTACAGATGATAGAAGGAAACTAACATCAAAGTTTTATAAAAAAATAGTCACTGTAGATTTGAGGGAAATACTCATGTCTGATGGTGTTGTAGCAAGATTAAAAGGTCATAAAATGTGCGGGACATATATGGAAATGGTTAATGCTACTATGATGAAGAAACCTGTTTATTCTATGATTGAAAATGACATGGATAGACACCCTTGGATAAAATATTATTCAACTGAAATATTTACAAAATTAAAGGAACTTGAAGATTTTCTTATTAATGTTAAAAATGGTTGATTACAAAAAACAAGGAAAAAGAAATCGTGCTGCTGGAGCAAGATTTGAAAAGAAGGTAAGAGAAGATTTAGAAAAAAAAGGTTGGATAGTTAGTAGATGGTGTAATAATGTTGAGTGTATAAAATATAATAAAGAAAGCTGTAAAGACCCAGAAGATTGGGGAGAACTAAAATTAATTCCAGCAAAACACCAGTATAGAGGACCAGGTATTCCAATGTCTATAGGAACAGGATTTCCAGATTTTGTTTGTTTTAGACAACATAGAGAACCATATTATTTAGATAATAACTATGGATATTTATATGGGGTTATAGGAGTAGAATGTAAAACAAATGGTTACCTATCTAAAGAAGAAAAAGAAAAATGTAAATGGTTATTAGAAAATAACGTATTTAGTAAAATACTCATTGCTAAAAAAGGAAAAAAGAGAGGAGAGATAGTTTATACTGAGTTCAAATGACAAAAAGATTAGAAGAAAAAACAAAAAAATATTTGAAGGAAAATTATGTAGATGTATGTGTAGGACCAATGACATTAGAAGAGATTGAATATGAAATAAGACATTACATAACTCAATATAAAGGATTAAAACAATTGGTTATAGATATAAATCAAAAAGAAAATATATATCAAACTGCAATTTATATGAGAAAATCGGATTTTAAAAGAAAATGGGACAAATAAGAAGATTTAAAACTGGAGCAACAAGAGATACAGACGAGAACAAGAATGACTACGAAGGTTTCCTTAGTCCTTTAGTTATTCAAAGATTTGGTGATTATATGACTAAACATAGAAAACAATCTGATGGAAGTATTAGAGATTCTGATAATTGGCAGAAGGGAATTCCTAAGGAAGAATATATTAAATCAGCATGGAGGCATTTTCTTGATTGGTGGTTAGAACATAGAGGACATAAATCAAGAGAAGGGATAGAAGATGCACTTTGTGCTTTGATTTTTAATGTTCAGGGATATTTACATGAAATATTAAAAGAAAATGAAAAATGGAGGATTAATTATGCCATACATAGAACAAGAAAAAAGAAGAATGTATGAACCAGAATTGTCTAGTTTGAAAGATAAATTAGACGTAGAAAGCAAAGGAGATTTAACATATTTGGTTTTTTGTCTTGGATTAGAATATTTCAATAGGAAAGGGGTTTCATACACTTCTATCTCGAATGCTATAAGTTGTTTGACTGATGCTGCAGAAGAAATTAGAAGAAAGCATTTAATTCCTTATGAGAATCTAAAGATAAAGGAGAATGGAGATATATACAGATGAAAAAAAGACAAGAAACTCTTAGTTTGAAAGACGCAATAGAAACCTTAGTTACTTATGACATTAAACACTGTCTATTCCCACATAATTATATTGCAGAAGTAATGGAAGAAATTCCAATAGTTCGTGGATTGGCAATGGATGACAGGAAATTAATTTTACTTGATTCTGAACAAGGTATGGAGGAAATGAGGGAAACAATAATCCATGAATTAATTCATACTAAATATTACAGATTAGGAAATTTGAGGAGTAGGAATGTAGAGAGAAAGGTCATAGACGAAACGATTAGAACGTATAAAAAGCTCTATGGAGTAAAACCATAAAATATAAATAGTCTATTATCTTTAATATTTTAGAAAATGGAAGAGAAAAAAGACAAGAAAGGGAAGGGAATAAGTCGTAGAGACTTCTTGCTTACTACAGGTCTATGTCTTACTAGTGGCAAATTAATCTACGATTCTCTTATAAATTTATACAAGAAAGAACAAATAAATAGGATTTTTAATGAGCTTCCTAACTATGTATATTTAGCAGAATATAGTGGCGAGGATGAAGACGGGAATATTAGAACATCCAAGGGATATGGTATTGTATTAGATAGAAAGTATATCTCTGTTAGCCATATAATTGATATGGTGGGAAAATTCTTTTTACCAACTCCTTTTGGGTTGTTAGAAAAGAAGATTGATATAAAAAATAAGAAGTGTATGGTAAAAGGTAAAGAGTTAGAGATACTTGTTGAAGATATTCCAAATGATGTATTCATTGCTGATGTTAGCTGTTATGATAAAGATACTTTTGCTGATTTTCCATGTAAACCTACAACTAAAAGAAAACTTGGGGATACTGTTTATATGATAGGAAATCCACAACTTAAAGGAACAAATATCAGAAAGGGAATAATAAGTGACTTGGATACATTTGGTGATGATAGATTAACTAAAAATTGTTTTGGAATCGACATTGGAGCAATTGGTGGTGATTCTGGAACTCCTTGTGTTAATGAAGATTTTGAATTGTTGGGTTTAGTGAGAAGCAGTGTTGGAAATGTATTAGGGTATGTAATTGGTATAGAACATTTTTTAAAAAAATTAGATTACCTTAATAATAAAAAATATGAACCTTGAGAAACTTGCAGAATTTGAACATATTTACAACCCACAACACCTTTATTGTAGATTACGTGATATGGGTATAGATAAGAAATATTCAAAGTCATTGATAGAGAGGTATGAAAAAGAGATTTATGCTCCTTTACTAAGATACATTCAAAATGAAAGGAAAAACATTACAGGAGAACATTAAAGAAAAATCAGATTGGCAGAGCATTCCAGTTGATGAGAGAAAAAAATCCAACATTCTTAATCTTAAGTATGATAGTGATAAAACTACAATTGTTGTTATGGGTGATGAACATATTGGCTCACGATTTTATGATGAAGATACCCACAAGAGGAATGTTGAATGGTGTTATGAAAATGATGTACCAATAATTTTAATGGGGGATGAATTAGAATGTATGGATATGGAAACGCAAATTCTAACAGAAAAGGGTTGGAAATTTTTTTGGGAATTGGGGAATTTAAAAGTTGCTACATATAATATTGAAAGAGATGAAATAGAATATCAAAAACCAATAAAAAAAGTTTATTATAAATATAAGGGGAAAATGTATCACTTTCTTAATAAAAAATTAGATATGTTTGTTACACCAAACCATAGAATTTTATGCAGGCATCATAAAGACAAATTAGAAGTTAGGAGGGCGGATAAATTTACAATAAAATCTGCAAAAGCACGTTGTTGGAATGTTCCTTGCTCTGCATCTTGGAATAAGGGGCTTGAAGAATATGGTATTTCTGATGATGAGATAAAATTAATTGCGTGGATAATTACAGAGGGTTGGATAGAAAAAAGAGGATTAAGTTATAGGTATTATACTTCTCAAAAAAACGGAACAAAAGAATCAGTAGAAATTAATAAAATTTTTAATAAACTTAATATAAAACCACATATAAAGTATAACAAACAAACAAATGTTTTAACTTGGAGATTTACAGATAAAAACGGAAAATTTAAAAAATTAATCGGTAAAAAAACAAAAAGAATAACGAGAGAAATTCTTAATAAATTTAGTGAAAGGCAATTAAAAATTTTATACAAAATACTATTAAAAGGTGATGGTGGAAAAAGAGGGGAGTTTTTTACAATTAGCAAACAATTAAAAGATGATTTTTTGGAACTATGCTGTAAAATCGGTTTAGTTACTTCTGTAACAAAAACAAAAACAACAAAAGGACCAAATTCTAATGATAAATGGAAACCAAGAGATTTTTGGATTATATATACTGGCAATGGAAAAGGAAATAAAAAAACAAAAAAAATGAAACACAAAACAATAACAGATTTGGATATTGTAGATTTTGATGGTGAAGTATGGTGTGTTTCTGTTCCAAATAGTTTTTTAGTTGTTAAAAGAAATGATAGAGTATTCATTACAGGAAATACGGCTACAAGAGATTCTGTTGGTGCTGGTGTTTTTGAACAAGATGAAATAGTTCAGGAACAATTAGAACACGCAGAAAGGATTTATAAGCCTCTTGCTGAAAAAGGATTAATTTTAGGAAATCATATAGGCAACCATGAGGCAAGAGTATATAATCACTCTGGAGCAAATCTATCAAAAATCTTGGCAAAGTTGTTAGATATAAAGTATCTTGGTGTTGGTGCAATAACAAACATAAAAGTTGGAAAAAATAATTATACTTTATATACTACACATGGTTCTTCTGGCTCTAGACTTCCACATACAAAAATTAAGGCTGTGTTGGATTTAGCAAATATGATTGATGTAGATATTTATGCAATGGGCCATCTTCATGCTCTTGACCACCATGTTAGAAATATGTATTATTTTGATAAAAGGAATAAAACAATAAAGGAAAAACAAAAACACTTTATTCTTACTGGAAGTTATTTAAAGCATTGGGGAAGTTATGCTCATATTAAGGGAATGGAACCAGCAAGAATAGGTAGCCCAAAAATAAAGCTGTCTGGATTGGAGAGAAGAATAAGGGTAAGTTTATAAACTAAATTTTCTTATTAATTTTTATGAAAACAGAAGAGGAAATACTTCAGGGAATGGATTATGTTTCTTTTTTGACTAGGTGCAAGGTTGATTTTAAATTCTTTTGCGAGAGGTTATTAGAAATAACAGAGTATGGTGGAATACATAAATTTCAAATGGATTGGTTTTATCTAATCCAGAATAGTAAAGTTAGCGTTATAGAAGCTGCTGCTGGACATTCTAAAACAGAAATAGTTGGTGTTGCCTATACTCTTTATTATGTTCTTAATCACCCAAACTCAAAAGTTCTTTTGATTTCTAAAGCTATGAAACAAGCGGAAACCAATCTTTTAGAAAGGATAAAAAATTACATTCATTTAAATGAAATAACTAAAAAATTGTTTAAACCAGAAAAAGAAACAACATGGAATAAGACACAAATTAAATTGGCAGACGGCTCTCTTATAACAAATGTTCCTTATAATATTAATGTAAGGTCCTATAGGGCAAATTTAATTATTTGTGATGAAGCAGATACATATGATGACCCAGACCTATATTTTTCAGAAGTTACAAGTAGGTTGATTCCTGGTGGAAAGATTTGTTTAATAAGCACACCAAATGGTGTAACTAAATTGATAGGACAATTGAAAGCAAGGAGACCAACAGGATACCAATTTTTAGTAACTCCAGCATTAGTTGATTTAGATGGAAATAGGGCAAAGCCACCATACGAGAAGGATAAAATTCGTTCAATTTGGGAGGAAAGATTTAGTGTTGATTATCTTCTAACAGAGAGAGAGGCTATTGGGGATACTGCTTTTGAATTGGTTTATCAATGTAATGTAATTGAAGGCGAAGATGCAATATTCTCCATAAAAACCATTACAGAATGTTTTGATGAGACTATTGGATTTGATTACACAGTAAATGAAAAAGCACAATATTTTATTTCAGCAGATTTTGCTACAAGTAAGGGACCAAAGGCTGACTATGATGCATTCGTCGTTATAGAGAAGTTAGGGGAATATATCACAATTAAACATATTGAGATATGGAAGGGTAAGTTGGTTCCATTTAAGGAAAAGAGGCTTCTTGGATTATATGACATCTTTCAAAATGGTAGGACTGTTAAACTTATTATAGACCCAAATAATGTTGGTGAGGAGGTTGCTCGTAGATTACGTTCTTATGGATGCACAACAATTTTCCAAAAGTTTGACCATCAATCAAGGAAGGGTTTGCTAACAACTTTATCAAATGTCTTTGAAAGCAGAACAATAAGGATTCCTAGGAGTCCATCAGATGACAAAGCACTAAAATTAACTGATTTATTAATTGAACAAGCAATAGGATTTAAAAGAAAAAAGTCTGAAAGTGGAAATGAGGTTTTTTTATCAACAGCACCACATGATGATATTTTAATGTCATTGGCTATGGCTATTAATCATGCTTGTAAGGTTAGAAGTGCAAGTTTGGTTGGGATGAGCAAGTAACTATAATAATATTTATAAACTTGTAAATTCATTTATTTTTATGAAAATTTCCGAAATTTTTGAAAAATTAGTGGAATATAACAAAAATAAGAAAAATTTTCCACAAAAGTTTAAAGGATTTTTAAAAAAAACATTGTTTTTTTTTGGAAAAATTAAGAATGTAAGGTTAGATAGCCAGGATAAAGAAGCTTTAATTCATCTTGTTGGTCAAGTTATTTTCTTTGGTTCTATGACTAATTTTGCTTTTTTTGTTATATTCTCGCTACCTTTTACATCTTATTCGTGGATTGGATATGGTTTTGCCGTATATGTAATAGAAAAAAAACTAATTAAATGGTGTAGGGCAATCAGGTTTAAATAATGGGATTTATTAGTAAAAGTCTTGGTGGTTTTCAGGCAGTTAATCTTGCTAGAAGCGAATCTGCTGGAAGACCTATTGGAATCCCTGTTGGTATAAAAGGAACAGATAGGGTAAAAAGAGAACTCCTAGAAATGGATTATAGGTTTGACCCAATAACTTTTAATATTATCAATAAACAAATACAACTTATTCTACGTGCTGGATTTAAGATAAAAGCAAAAAAAGCCAGATGGCAGAAATGGTGGGACTCCTTCTTTGAGGATATAGGATATGTTGGAGAGGAAATAACAAAGGAAGAGCTTGTTGAATATATTCTTCAAGATATGTTAATGTATGGTAACGCTTTTGTTGAATTAATTTATGATTCTAGTGATAAAAAAGTTGTTGACCTTAAGATTATTCCAGAGAAGAAAATGAATTATGCTATGAATAATAATAAAGAGATTGCTGTCGATAGGTATGGAAAGCCAATAGGATATGTTATGACGCTTCCATTTGGCTATTCTGCTGAAGGTAAGGGTGATGAGATACCGCAAGAATATAAAAGTAAAGTTAGTATTAGTTCAAATGAAGTTTTCTTTTTACCTAAACGCATAGCTCATTTTAAATTACATACTTATGGAGATAGGTTTTATGGAATTGGACTAATAGAACCATCACACCAATCAACACATAGGAAACTTCTGATTGAAGAATCAAGAACAAATGAGATATATACCCGTGGTGCAAACACTATAATTGCTAATGTTGGTGACGAAAATCACGAACCAGATACACAGGAAATTTCAGATGTGCTAGACCAAATAGCAAATTTTAAGCATAATAGATATTTTAGTTTTCCATACTGGGTAAAATTGATGACTCTTCCAATACAAGAAACAAAAATTGTAGATGATACATTATCATACTTGAAATTAAATCAGACTGCAAGTTCTGGTATGCCTATGGCTATGGCTACTGGTGAAGGGGAAACAGCAAATAAGCAAACATTAGAAACTATGCAACTGTCTTTGGAGTTGAGTTTAGAGCATATTGTAAAGAAATTTTCAAGTTCTTTTAAAAAATATGTTTTGAGAAGAATAGCTATAACAAATAAAATACCAGATATTCCAGACATAGTCTTTGGTGATATAATTGCCGAGGAAAAAAATTCAAAGAATGATAGGCTAATGGCTGCTGTTAGAAATGGTGTTTTGGCTCCAGAAGAGGTTAGACCATATATTCTTGCTGCGGAGGACCTTGAGGAAAATCAGAAAGCATATGAAGAGTTTAGAAATACAGCTAAGGCAAAGCCAAAAAAAATACCTAGTGCTCCATTCCCTCAAGAAGACGATAATTAATTTTATCAACTACCCAATAAATTTTTTAGTTAATAAAGATTTATTATAAATTTGTAACTATAATAATATTTATAAACTTATAATTATTATCTCTTTTATGAGAGAAGTTTCATTAGCTATGCAAGAAATTGGAATGGATAGCCCTATTAATGAATTGAAACTACCAGTAATTCTAAAAAATAAAATTCTTCTTACTCCTGGAAAATGGAATGGATTGGTTTTTACTGAGGAATCAATTAGAGAAGGATATGAATTGACAGACTGGGACAATAAAGAGAATTATGCATTAATTTATGACCATGACGAGAGGGCAATAAATTGGCTAGGTCACGTTAAGAATGTTAGGTTAGAAAAAGGTAATCTCGTTGGAGATTTAGAAATATGGGACAGGTCTTTAGCAGAGAAGCTTGTTCTTGCTGGAGCAAAACTTGGAATAAGTGCAAGGGTTCTTGGAATTGAAGACGAACAAGGATTATTTCATATTAAAAGATTTGCAAATTTTTCAATAGTGTATGACCCTGCCTGCAAGAATGCTTATATTAATTTATCTGGTCGTGCATTGAATAAAGAATCTCTTTTGAGATTAAAGCCTGTTGATTTGTCTGTTACTAGTTCCACAGAAGTAAGCGGTGATGAAATAGGTGGTAATGCTAATGAGAAAAAATATTACGGAAAAAAGAAAAAGAAAAAAGAAGATATGTCTTCTAAAAGATGTCCTCATTGTGGGGAGGAACTTGACGATGAAGATAATGAATTTGATTTTTTAGACGATGATGAGGAGTTAAAGCAAATTACAGGAATGGAAAAAGAGAGAAAGAGAAGAAAAATGTCTGTAGATGAATTCTATGCAGTTCCAAGGGACCCACCAAGTAGTTCTGCATTACCAATATTCGACGAGGCTCATGTAAGGAATGCTATGGCTAGATTCAATCAGACTAAATTTAAGTCATCTGAGGAAAGAGCTAAGGCTAAAAGGGCAATTATTCGTGCAGCAAAAAAATTCGGTATTAATATAAAAAATTTTGAAAAATTATCATCACAATCACATTCCTCAAATAGGAATATAGAGCTGAAAGGAGGTAATGATTTAACAGATAACATGGATGAAAACGAGAAAAAAGATGTTGTTGAACAAAACTCTGAAACTGTTGAAGAGAAGACAGATGAACAGCAAGAAACAAAGGATGAAAGTCCTGAGGAAACTGCTGATGAAAATAAAGAGTCTGTCGAATCAGAAGACAGTGCAGAAGAGTTGAGTTCAAAACTAAATCTCGTCCTAAGCGAACTCAGAGCTCTCAATGAGAGAATAGCTAAACTTGAGGAATCCAAAGATGAATCACCAAGTGAGGAATCAGAGGAAACCCAAGAGGAAAAGCTTTCACAGAAGAAAAAAGACGTAAAGTCTTTATCAACTGTTGAAATGCTAAAAGTTCCTAAAGGCTATTCTAAAGGAGACGTAGAGTTTGCTGAAATGCTGTTGAGTCAAGCAAAATTAAGATGAGTGAACAAAAGTTTATAGGCTTATCTAATGAGACTCAGGCATCTACTGTGCGAGGTACAGCTATTTCAAATGCATATACCAACCACCCTATTTTGTTCGCAGAAGAAGTAATGGATGCTGCAAAGAAAAGATTCTTCTTTGCAAATTTCATTAACATTGTCTATCTTCCACAAGGTCACCATGACTATATTGTGAAGAAAAGAACAAAATATTTGGGTAGTAGTGGTGTGACATTTGATACAAGTGAAGCTACTTCAAGCGACATTTCAAATACTAGTTTAAGTACCCTCACAGGTGTTCAGCTAACTCCAAGTGTAGTTACAGCAAGATTCACTGTTACAAATTATGCGATTAGAACAAACGCATTCAATGTTGTCAGTGAAGCAAAAGCTGAATTATCCGAAGCAATCGGTGATAGGGTTGATAAGGCAATTGCAACTACAATGGGTGACGCAACAAGTTCTGGAGATACAACTCAGGGAGCATTAACCCTTTACGGTGGAGATGCTACTGGTACTGACTCCTTATCAAGTGGCGACATCCTAACTACAGACTTGATTGCTAAGGCTGCAAGATACCTTAAAGATTCTGATATGTGGTATTGGAACTCAGGTACATTTACTAAGGCTACAAGCAAAAAGAATCCATGGTCAAACACACCAGATGACCCATTTGTCTTGTTTATTGGACCAGCTCAAGAGATGGCACTTAGGCAAGATTCACAATTTACTAACGCTTCTGAATATGGAGGTAATGAAGTTGTGCAAAATGGGGAAATTGGTAAGTACCTTGGAATCAGAGTTGTAGTTACAGATAATGTTGAGAGAACAGCATCTGGAAGTACTGCACCTGATGGAAATACTGCTGCTGTTGATACAACAAGATGTATCTTATGTAAGCCAAAGAAAGCTGTAACATTGTGTTGGGGACAGGAACCTGTAATTGATATGGCTCCTATCCAATGGAGAAAACAAACATCAATCGTCCTTGAATGTGCTTACGACATCAAAGTTGTACATGATGATGCTATTGTTTTCCTAGATGTCGCAGACGAGTAAATTTAATTTGTTTTTTTGATTGTCTTCAATTTGTTTTTTTCAGAAGACGCAAAGCAAATTGAATGTGGGAGACCCTTTTGGGTTGGCTTGGGGGTTACCTCCAAGTAACATTTCAATTAAATATAACGGAGAAAAAACCATGGGAAGATATGGATTACACTCGGGTTATGGAAAGTTCCAGAATATCCAGTCTGGTAAAGCCACAGTTACACTGGATAGTAACGGTGATGGAACAAAAGCCGTAACTTTCAAAAGAAAGTTCAAAAATATTCCAGCTATAACTGTGAGTGCAGCAACACAAGACGATACCATAACTGTTAATTATGGAAATCCAACAGTTAGCGGATTTACAATTCATTGTGATGGTGCTACTGTAACTGGAACAGATATAACTGTGAGTTATATAGCTATGGATGACCCAGCTACTGGGTTTGCTTAATTAAAATAAGGATTGAAAGAGAATGAGAAAATCTGAACTTAAAACCAAATATAAAAACTTAGTTAGGCAAGGACATCTTAGTGAGGCAGAAAAAGTTCTCAATATCCTAAGAGGTTTTTCTAGAGGAATAAAACCTAGTTCAGTTGCTAAAGTTACGAAAAAGAATATTAAGCAAGAGGATAACGAGAAGGATAAAACCTTCACTAAAGAAGATTTATTGAAACTAAGCTTCTCTGAATTGAAAAAACTTGCTAAGAAGTTTGGGGAAACTGGAAGAAGCAAGAAAGGACTTATTAGAGACATCCTTAAACATTTATAATCAGAGGAATTAAAAAATGACTGTAAGCAAAACAACAAAAGGTAGGTATAACATTTATACTAGTAGTGCTGCTACTACATCAAATGTTATTTCTGAACTTGTACAGGCTTTAAATGATGACAGTATGCACGCAGTAAGTGTTATCTACTTTAATACAACAGACAAGACAGCAGTAGCAGAAGTTGGGAGGTAAAAATGGCTCTGACAACTGTTTCAGATGTTCGTCTTATCTCCAATATTACTAGTAGTGAGGTTTCTGATTCAAATATAACTAGCTTAATATCTCAGGCAACAAAGGAGATTATGAGTAAGATAAATATTAAAGTAATTCGTGAGAGAATAGAGTATATTGATAATACAAGGGAGAATAAGATAGATGGTTCAAATAAAACATATTATGTTAAGAATTGGAAAGGAAAATATATTGGTGATTTAAATTTAGATGGAACAATAGATACAGATGATGTCATAGTATATGCTGTTGATTCTGATGGTACAGAGACAAAAGCAACAGTAAGTTCTGTTACATTCGATGAAGGAAAATTTGTTTTGAGTTCAGCATACAATTCAAGTTACGAATTATATGTTACTTATGCTTACACGTTTATTGACCCATCAACACCAGACCCTTTGTTAGGGTTGGCTACAGCATACTTGGTTAGTGCATATGCATATCTTAAGAGAGATTCTGGAATTGATGGCTCTGTTAAATTTGGAAACGTTACTATATCTCAAAAATTGAGTGCTTCTTATGGGGAATATTATAAAAAATATGAAGAAATAATGAGAAAACTTTTATCATATTCTGAATTAAAAGAAAATTGGAGGGAGGCATATGTCCAAATCTAATAGTGGTTGTGCTTATGGTAAGGTTACAAGAACTATTGTTGAAAATATGGTTAATGAATTCAAGGAGTTTAAAACAGACATTAAATCAGAATTCATTACATTGAGAAAAACCAATGAAGATTTATATAATCATTTATCAAATCGCTTACCACCATGGGCATCAATATTATTTGCTCTAGCAAGCAGTCTCATAACAGGTTTAGCAATATACCTTGTTTCAAAATGAAATACATAGTTTTATTATCTTTTATAGTAATGCTTACAGGATTGGTAGTTGCAACAGACTTCACACCACAAGGAAATATCAATTTAAGAGATTATTACAATATAACTGGAGCACAATATGTTAATGCTACAATTTACTATGGTAATGGAAGTCAACTAACAGGAGTAATAGGAAATGCAAATAGTTCTGATTATTGGGATGGTCTAGATACTTATAATTCAACCCAAATGGAAAATAATGGAGGAATATTGAGTATTGTTATCTCTTGGTTTGAAAGCAAATTTGATAGTCTCTTTAGTGGAAAAACAACAGATGATTTGACAGAAGGTTCAACTAACCTATATGATAATCAAAGTTGGAATGAATCACACGCCAATACCTTATACATTCTTCAATCAAGCGAGTCAAATCTAAATGTTAATTCATCTAATTATTGGGACAACTTAAACACTCCAGCAGATATCCTCGGAAGTCAAATAAATAATGACCTAAATTGGATAAATGCGACTTATGGGAATGCAACTTATATTTTACAGGCTGATGAATCAAATCTAAATGTCAATTCATCTGATTTCTGGGATGGTTTAAATTCTCCGAGCGATATTTATATTGGAAATTTAACAGATGATAATACATATGTAAGAGTTGATGGAGATAATATGACAGGTAATTTAGATAATATGACAGGTAATTTAACATTGGCAAATGACCCAAGTGATTTATTTCAAGCAGCAACAAAAGGTTATGTAGATATGGCTGTTGCTTCTCTTGGCTCAAGATATTACATGATTAATGATTCTTCTGGTATTGCTGATTATAAATTAACACAAACTACTGCATCTTCTGGAGCAGAGCAATCATTTAATAAATC